GAGTCTTGTTGAGCTTGATGTCGATGAAGAGGCAAACATTATCGGAAGATGTAAGTTTGATAGAGACATTACAGTAGCGGCATATTTAGTTCCTATCATCGAGGAGAGAGCCTAACAAGGGCTCTTTCTTTTTCTCCGCGAAAATTACACATTCTATAATGGAAGAACGGAATGGCAGTCCGTGGGTTCGATTCCCACACGTTCTTCTTTTATTTGCATTTTTAACACACCCTAAAACTTTTATTTTTGAAAGGAGAACTATTATGAAAAAACAAAACATTGCAGAAGAAGTAATCGATTGCTGTATCGAGCAGGACTTCAACCCAGACATTGTTCTAGATGGAGTGCGTGAAACATACGAGGTCGGTTTACGTGAGGGATTTTTCAAAGGCTTCACTGTCGGGTTTGGTCTTTGGTTTGTAAGCCTTAGCACTATTGCTATTGCTATTAAAATCGCCAATAAGCGTAAGAAGAATGAAAAGGAGCCCTTAGTCATCGACATTGACGACCCGAAAGATCCTAAAAAGGGGATTCACAAATACTTATATAAAGAGGAGGTCTAACATGAATAAAGTTGATGCAAAGTTTGGAAGATACCCTTGGGGTGTAGAATTGGTAGATAGATCTAACTTGAACTGCATCAAAGACTATCATGACTATGAGCTTTATTACGTTTATGGTCATATTTTAGTTTTTAGACATGATGGGTCTTTTGTGTTTTCTGCAGACACGGTTGAGGAAGCAGAACGAGGCATAGACGTTGGCAAAGGTAGTCTATATTTATGAGAGAAAAGGAGATGGAATAGAATGACAAATGAATACGCAATGCAGGTTTTACGGGAAATGATACCGAAATTCGCCCGTGCCAACACAGATGTAAAGAAGTTGACCGCAATCAATCTGGCGATTAAGGCGCTTGATCAGCAGAGTACGAGCGAGGACAATTCAGCGGCTGAAGTTGATAAGTTGGTGGCAGAACGAAAAAGGACTCTTGCTTATGAAATTTGCAAGAAGTCCAAAGAGTTTGGTAAGCTTATTCACCAATGGACTACGCTGTTTCCGGACGAAATCACGCCATCAGATTATTACAGAAAAGAGATTGGTCAGTACGATATTTTGAATAAGATGGAGGTATAAAGATGAAAGACCTGTATAAAGTTATGAAAACTATTATATCTCCGGTATCAATGGAAAAGACGAGTTTGTGCACCACAGACAAATTCGAAACGGCACAGTTTTGGCTTCTTAATAGCCATGCTAAGGACTTAAAGATTTACGAAGGTCGTCCGTTTTACAGAACGAAATGGGCATATATAGTTAAGCCCGACAAATACACCACGATTTGCGTGGAGATTGAGAAGGAGTAAAAGCATGAATGGACCAAGAGTAAAGTATGTACCAGTTGATGTTATTAAAGAGTACTTTAAGCGGTATTCGTATATTATTCCAGATTTTGATGACCTGGTGGAGAAGTTTGGGGTTGATGTTATTCGGTATAAAAACACGATAATTGTTAGTGACCAAGAGATGCGTTCAGTTAAAAACAGCACCGACTGGATGAATGTAACAGATTATGTAAAAGAGGCTGTCGCAAGCAACCTTGAAGAAACTATATTAAAACATTTAAAATGTACAAGTAAACTGCATTATATGGAGACGTGTAGAACTGAATACCGTTATGACATCATGATCGGTGAGATCCCGAAATGGCAGCAGGAAGGAGAAGAAGATGCCAGTAAGTTGTAAATGTATCCTTGACAGAATGGTCTTTAAGGGCGCTATGACCGAGGAAGAGCGAGATAAGCTTCTGCGGAATCTAAAAGGAACCGTATGGCATAAATATCCCGATGAAAAGCCGCCGGAGAGTACAGAGTACAACGTAACTCTCAAAAATACTAAATGTACATCGTCAGCTTATTACTTCACAGAAGATGACACGTGGTACGGCGGTAACGACCTTTATGTACCGAATGCTTGTATAAAAGCATGGGCAGAGTTACCGGAACCGTATGAGGAAGGAGACACAATGACGATTGAAGGAGCAATAGCAGATTTACAGAATTTGATTGATAGCGAAGGCATCCCTTTTTGGGCAAAGCCGAGTTTGCAGAAGGTTAAGGAAACCGTCGAAATGGAGAGAAGAGCACATGGTAACAAAAACGATGTAATTATTGTACAGCTTGACACTGTAATGCCGGTACAAAGGGCTGCGGCCTTTAGAAAGGATTTACTTGATCAAATGAAGGAGGGCGTAGTTATTATTCCGCCTTGGGCACATGTGGAGTACGTCGGAGATGAATGTGAGATAGAAATCAAAGAGATGGAGGAGCATAATGAAAAAACGGATTAAGGCGCATATTCGAAAGAAATGTCGCAAGTGCGGAACGCTCCTCGTCAACAAGCCTGAGTACGGTGCGGTATGTCCGAGGTGCGGATGGAGCAGAGGTTGGTATACAGTTATTGACGAAACAGATTGCATTGGTAACATAAAGCCTGTTGTGCTTGGAACGGAAGGGAGTGAATATAATGGATAAAGAAATCCTTGAAGAAATGACTAAAGAGGAATTGTTTGAATTAATCGGGAGACAAGAGCAGGTGATCAATAGTCTCGATCAGCAAAGATATGATTCAAACGCTGTTATTGAGCATCTTGTAACGACAACAGAAAACATGAGAAACCTTCGTTATCATGATGCCGAACGCAATAATGACCAAGAGTATCTGGATAATTACATTAGAGATATGTATAAGAAATACCCAGTATGGCTTGTGTCCGCCGACTACCCGGAAAAGAGTGGAGAAACAAATGAAGATGTCGATGCGCTCATATTTAAGAAAGATCGCGAAGTAGAGATCAAAGAAATCCTTCAGACTCTGGAGAAACTCTATAACGATTTCACAATGAGACCAGATGAGTGCAAGGCGCTTGACTTTGCTATTAACTTTATAAAGGAGACTAGGCAGCAACAGACATGTGTTAAGGAAGGAGAAGAGTAATGGCACAAGCGTATAGATGCGACAGATGCAAGACATATTTTGTTAAGGACGAGGAGTACCATCAGGAAGATGGGGAATTGTTTGCTTCCGGAACAAAGTTAAAGTTATATCCGTACAATAATAAGACATGCTTGAGACGGGACTTCGATTTATGCCCAGATTGCCAAGAAGAGCTTCAAACCTGGTTTTATGACATTGATGCGACCCGGGAGAGAGACCCTAACGCTTTCGTTATATCGGAGTTATTAAAAGAACTCCAAACGGCTCAGAACAATCTTATTCGAGTGCAGAAAGAATCGGCAAAAATGGCAGAACAACTCGTGCAGGAAGGAGAAGACCAATGACAAAATTTAAGAAAGCATTGCCGGTTATATTATCGGCAGTTGGGTCACTTGGAGTGGTCGCTACGGCTATATCTGCAGTAAAGCAGACGCCCAAAGCGATGAGACTAATTAACCGATACGCTTCAGACAACGACAAAAAGGTTGAGGATTTGACGTTTACAGAAGGCGCCAAAGTTGTATGGAAAAGTTATATTCCGACGGTGGTACTTGGTGCCGGCACGATTGCTTGTATAATCGGTTCTTCCGTGCTTAGCAGAAAGCAGCAGGCGGCTCTCATTGGTGCATATTCTGTTTTAAGAAAGAATGGCGAGGACTATGTCCACAAAGTCAAAGAGCATTACGGAGAAGAGGCTCACAAGCAGATTCTTGCCGAGTTGGCAGCAGAGCAGGTTGACCCCGAGCACGTAATCTATGCTCCGTCATATTTTGAAAATAGTGCGATTGACGTAATGCCTTCGGACGAAAAGCCTGTAATGTTCTACGATGCTATCGGAAAGCGATATTTCGAGTCCACGATTTCAAAGGTGTTGCTTGCTCAGTATCATCTGAATCGTAATTTCACGCTCGGAATGATACCGTCTCTTAATGAATTCTATGAATTACTCGGATTGGACCGCACCGATTATGGTGAAACGGTTGGCTGGACTAATGCGAACGGCGATTATTACTGGATAGACTTCAATCTATATTCCAAAACCGTTAAAGACGGAATCCCGGTATACGTAATTGAACCGGTATTCTGGCCTACAGAGGAGTATTTAGAGGACTTGTGATTAACTCCGCGAAAATTACAAGTCATATTATGGAAAGGAGGTCACTTTTATGGGTACTGGATTAATTAAAGGAATCGGCTTAGCCGCAACTTTAGTTGGTTTCGGAATGGATTTCGTAACCGATTGGGTTGAAGACAAGAAGATGGACGAAAAGATTGAAAAAGCAGTCGAAGAGAAGTTGGCTGAAAAAGAGAAAAAGGAGAAAGAAGAGGATGAGCTCTAACAAGGGCTCGTTCTTTTTGTTTTGAGCTATGAGTGAGAAAGAAGAACGAATGGTGGCTGCTATTCTCGAGTATAAAGCGAGCTTAGCAGAGCCGGTTACAGCGTATCCGCAGACACATTTCACACAGTCTTCTTATTCTCATTGGGCGGTAGACGAAATCCTAATGTATATTTTCGTCCATTTAAAGTTAACGCCTATTCAGGCAGTAGAGAGGTTTCGTGCGAAGATGAATTCCTACTCTACAATGCAAAAAGACGGTAGTAGAAATACCGAAGCTAATTGCATATTTTCTATTGCATACGATGTAGCGACAGATATTCTTGACATCTTGATCGCTATGGAGTAAATAAACCCCCAATTTGAAAGGAGAACGCACGATGAGTAAAGTATCTATATTTGCTCAGAAATTCAAAGACAAGGCACTCGAGAAGAGCCCGGAGATCCTTATAGGTATGGGCATCACGGGATTTTTCACAAGTATGGTGCTGGCAATTAAGGCTACACCCAAAGCTATGAAACTTCTCGAAGAAGAGAAGAACAAAAAGGGTAGGAGCCTTACGGCCAAGGAAGTCATTAAGACAACTTGGAAGTGTTATATTCCTGCTGCTGTGACCGGAGTAGCATCGTCAGCATGCATTATTGGTGCGGACGCTGTTCATACGAAGCGTAATGCAGCATTGGCAGCAGCATATTCTCTGTCCGAGGCAACTCTCAAGAGTTACCAGTCGAAAGTCATCGAGACCATCGGAGAGAAGAAAGAGAAGATAATTGAGGAGAGCGTTGCCAAGGAGAAGATGGATTCTAACCCGATTAAACCGAGTACAGAAGTGTATGTGACTGGTAACGGGGAGAATTTGTGTTATGACTCAGTGTCCGGACGATATTTTAAGTCTGACATCGAGAAGATTCGCAAAGCAGAGAACTACTTGAACAAGCAGATGCGAAGCTTCATGTATATTTCTCTTAACGAGTTTTACGATGAGATTGGACTGCCTCATATCTCAATTGGCGACGACCTTGGTTGGAACATTGACAAGGATTATATTGAGATTAAGTACGCTGCTCAAATAGCAGAAAACGGGCAGCCGTGCATCGTACTCGACTATCTGGTAGCGCCCAGATACGATTATCGCGACCTCCATTAAATTGGGGGTACGCGAAATTTACACAGTCTTTAATGGAAAGAATTCCACCCTAACAAAATATTAAAAATCGAAAGGAGATTAAAACAATGGGTGACAACATTTTAGAGAACACTGAGGTTATCGAAGAGGTAGCAGAGGTTGGTATCAAGAATACCGGCAAGAAGATTGCAAAGTACGGCTTGATCGGCGGTGCGGTGGCAGCCGTGGTCTATGGGACTGCGAGGTTTATCGTAAAGCCTTTGATCAAGAAGCACAGAGATAAGAAGGCTGGCATTGTTGATGGCGAAGCTGCTGTCATCGATGAAGACGAAGAGAAAGAAATGGAGAACTTGGAGTTTGTTGAAGACGAAAAGTAATATTTAAGGGAGTTCTTAAAAGGGAGAGTCCTAACAAGGGCTCTTTCTTTTTGTTTTGGCTTGGAAAGGAGGCATTTTATGAACCGATATTCTTATGAAGGACCTGTTATGGTGTTCAATCGCTGTGTTCAGGATATTTGGAAGGGCGAGACATTCGCCGAAAGTGAGGCTAAAGCAAGGTCTAACTTGGCATACCAGTGGAAAAAGGCTCACAACAGAGAGCGCGGTAGTAAAGTCTCCCTTCCTGGCAAAGTAAATCTTATGCAATAGGAGGATATTTTACTGTGGAAGAGTACACATCTAATTCCCACAAGTCTAGAGAGGCTATCGAAGACAAAACTCTGCCCGAAAAGAAGGTAGAAGCAGTTGTCTCTGCGCCTGTGAAGACTAAAAAGAGAGGTGGCTTTCGCAAGTTTACGGACGTCATCGTTGCTGAAGACGCTGCAAACGTGAAGTCTTATATTTTTACGGACGTGTTAATCCCGGCTATTAAGAAGGCGATTTCGGACATATTCTCGAATGGTATTGACATGCTCTTGTACGGAGAACCCGGACGCTCCAAGAGGGGTAACGCGGCGTCGAAAATCTCATATCGTAGCTACTATGATCGGAGAGATGACAGACGTGACGACTATCGTGAAGGAGTCTCTGTAAGGAATCCGTTTGACTATGACGACATTATATTTGACAGTCGTGGAGATGCGGAAATCGTTCTCAATACGATGGAAGCACTGATTGATCAGTATGGTGTAGCAAGCGTAGGAGATTTGTACGATTTGGCAAATATCTCTACGACGAACTACACAGTTAATAAGTACGGTTGGACGAACATTCGTACCGCTCAGGTAATCAGAAGCAGAGACGGATATTTGCTCAAGATGCCTAAGGCAATGCCGATTAATTAGGAGGAGCGCAATGGCAGACAATGTTAACCATCCGGCACACTACAAGTCGGCATCGGGACTTGAGGCGATTGACGTTATTGATGCGTTCACAGAGGACCTTGTCGGAGCAGAAGCAGTATGTACTTCGCAGGTTCTCAAATACACGCTTCGTTGGAAGCACAAGAACGGTCTTGAAGATTTAAGGAAAGCAGAGTGGTATTTGAACCGCTTAATCAAGAATCTTGAAAGGAGAAATAGTAATGAAGAAGTTTGCGCTGTTGAGTAAGGGTAAAGGACTTGCAAAGAAGGTTATATTCTCTGCTAAGAAGCATAGTCCTGAAATTTTGATGGTGACCGGTGTTGTTGGCACCGTTGCCAGTACGATTATGGCTTGTAGAGCCACTTTGAAAGTCAACGATATTTTGGACGAGACAAAAGAGAATCTCGATAAGATTCACGATTGTGCAAGTAACCCGAAGCTTGCTGAGAAGTACACGGAGCATGATGCGAAGAAAGACACGGCTATTGTGTATGTTCAGACGGGTCTTAAGTTTGTGAAGCTGTATGCGCCGGCAATCACCCTTGGCGTGCTGTCGATTGGAAGTATGGTAGCAAGCAATCATATTCTCAGAAAGCGTAACGCAGCTATGGCAGCAGCTTATGCAACTCTCGATTCCGCATTCAAGACATATCGCGGACGTGTTGTTGAGAGATTTGGTGAAGAAGTTGACAAGGAACTTAAGTACGGTGTTAAAGCCGTAGAAGTAAAGGAAAAAGAAGAGGGTGAAGACGGTAAGACTAAGACCGTTAAAAAGACTCTCAATGTTGTGGACCCTAATGACCCGAGCACTTTCAACGAGTATACTCGTATATTTGGACCCGGCAACCCGATTTGGCAGAAGGACCATATGTACAATCTGATGTTCCTGAGAGCACAGCAGTCATATTTCAACGACAAGCTCAGAGTTGATGGCATGGTATTCCTTAACGATGTGTATAAGGCTCTTGGTATCCCGATTTCTAAGGCCGGTCAGTATGTTGGTTGGGTTTATGACCCGAAGAACGAGAACGCTCAGGGCGACAACTACATCGACTTCGGTATCTATGAAGCATATGTTCCTTCCGATACGGTTGAAGGTAAGTTCGATAAGACGATTGTTCTCGACTTTAACGTAGATGGCAATATTCTTGCCAACATGTAATGGAGGTTATTATGGGTAATAAGTTCTCAAGCGCTGTCATATTTGTGGCAGGCGCTGCCGTTGGTTCTCTCGTAACTTGGAGAGTACTCAAGGCAAAGTATGAAAAGTTGACAGAGGAAGAAATTGAATCTGTCAAGGAAGCATTTTCGAAAAAAATCCCGGTGGTGAAAACTGAGGAAACAAAACCAAACGACCTTGCAGACAAGGCAACCCATAAGCCAGATATTATGACTTATGCAAACGAATTGAAGAAGCATGGTTATGTTGACTATTCCGGTAGTCAGGACACAGACGAAGTAGAAGAGGACAACGATGACGAATTTGGTCCGGTGGTTATATCTCCGGATCAGTTCGGTGAAGACAACGGATTTTCCAAAATCTCGTTTACATATTATGCGGACGGCGTTCTTGCAGATGATGTAGACGAAGAGATTGATGACATCGACAGTATGATTGGGTTGGACTCACTTGACCATTTCGGCGAGTACGAGGAAGACGCTCTGTATGTCAGAGATGCTGAAAAGCACTGCGACTATGAGATTCTCAAGGATCTAAGGACTTATGCAGATGTAGTAGGTGAGAAGCCGTATCTTCGTCGTCAGACGGAGGAGTAATGACAAAGGAAGAGATGCGTAAGCGATATTTCGATTGGATGTGCGATTTGGTGTATAACCCGCGATATTTCAAACGAGTATCTTATAGCAAGTTGTTTGAACTTCTTGCCAATACAGAGTTTGTCTATATTCTTGACATGGACGGTAACCGGTTTGAAGACGGTATTAGTCTGAGGTATCGGTTTGGCTACGAGTGTAACATCGACCAGAGGAGCGTTGCATTATATTTAGACAACGAACCTTGTAGTGTGCTTGAGATGCTTGTAGCCTTGTCTCTCCGTTGTGAAGAGCATATTATGGACGATCCAGAAGTGGGTAACAGGACCGGTCAGTGGTTTTGGAACATGATTGTGACACTCGGTCTTGGGCCCATGACAGACGAGAAGTTCGACGAAGAAAAAGCAAGCGATATTTTAACAACGTTTTTGAACAGGCAGTATGCCCCAGACGGAGAAGGCGGTTTGTTTAGAATCCAGAACTGTCCTGTAGATCTTAGAGAAATCGAGATCTGGTATCAGATGATGTGGTACCTCAATGGGGTTTAACACGAAAGGAGAAACAACATGGATGAAGTACATGTAATTGGTCATATTTTTGGACAGCTTGAAAACCAGGACAATGCGATTCGTCATATTTTCAAGTCGATGAAGAGAATGCAGAAAGTCGACAAGAGAATGGGTGTTGTGACCGGCATTGTGTTTGGATGCTTATATATTATGGATCGCAAGGTTCGTGAAACTAATCACAAGATTGATATTCTCTACAGAAAGATTAAGAAGTTAGAAGAAAAAGACCAGGAGGAGTAAATTTCGATGGTTGACTTTCTCATGATTTCAACACGTCCTACGAAGCGTGGTGTAATAGAAATCTATCCGAAGTTTATCATCAAGAAAAGCTCCGATCTAATGATCCGAGGCGGGGATTTTTATGCTATATGGCTTGAAGAGAAGGGTTTGTGGTCTACTGACGAGCAAGATGCGTTGCAACTCATAGACCGTGAACTTGACAAGTACGCAGAAGAAAACCGTTCCCGCTTGGATTCAAACATTAGAGTAATGCATCTTTGGGACGCAGAAACTCGAATGATTGAGCAGTGGCATCGATATTGTCAGAAAGACATGCGAGATAACTTCCACATGCTTGACGAGAAACTCATATTTTCCAACATGGAGACAAACAAGAAAGACTATGCGAGCAAGCGCTTGTCATATCCTCTCGAGACTGGAGACCTTACTGCGTACGACCATCTTATGTCTACGTTATATTCTGAGGAAGAGCGTAGAAAGATTGAATGGGCGATTGGTTCGATTGTTTCTGGAGACTCGAAGAAAATTCAGAAGTTTCTTGTCTTGTATGGTGCTGCGGGAACTGGTAAGTCAACGGTTCTCAACATCATTCAGCAGTTGTTCGAAGGATATTACTCGGTGTTTGACGCAAAGAGTCTCGGTTCATCTAACAACTCTTTTGCATTAGAGGCATTTAAAGGTAATCCTCTGGTTGCTATTCAGCATGATGGTGACTTGTCAAGAATCGAGGACAATACCAGATTGAATAGTTTAGTATCTCACGAATTGATGACGGTTAACGAAAAGTTCAAATCGACATATTCTAACCGGTTTAAGTGTTTCTTATTCATGGGTACAAACAAACCGGTAAAGATTACGGACGCTAAGTCTGGTTTGATCCGAAGATTGATTGACGTTTCTCCTTCCGGTGAGAAGCTCGATCCGAAGGATTACAAAAAGACAGTAAAGCAAATCGGATTTGAATTGGGGGCAATTGCTCAGCATTGTAAGGATGTATATTTGGAAGACACTGGTGCGTACGACGACTATATTCCTATGACAATGTTGGGGGCTTCGAACGATTTCTACAACTTCATCATTGATTCGTATCACGTGTTTAAAAAAGAAGATGGTACGTCATTGCAGACGGCTTGGACAATGTATACCGCATATTGTCAGGAAGCAAAAGTCACATATCCATTCTCACAGCGCATATTTAAAGAAGAGTTGAAAAACTACTTCCGAGATTACAAAGACAGGTTCAACCTTGACGATGGCAAGAGAGTACGCAGTTACTACTCAGGATTCCGCACCGAAAAGTTTGAAGACCACACTGTTAAGAAAGAGACAAAACCGAAAACCAAAGAGTGGCTCATATTTGAGGAGCAGGAATCTATATTTGACAAAGAGTGTAAGGACTGCCTTGCTCAGTATGCCTCATCTAAAGAGACACCTTCAAAGAAGTGGGAGTCGGTTAAGACGACATTGGAAGCTTTGGACACTCACAAGTTGCATTATGTGAAAGTCCCTGAGTACCACATCGTTGCAGACTTTGATATTCCTGATGAGGCCGGTAATAAAAGCTTCGAGAAGAACTATGAAGAAGCGATTAAGTGGAAACCGACCTATGCGGAGCTTAGTAAGTCTGGAGCAGGCATCCACCTGCACTATATTTACAAGGGCGACCCGTCTAAGCTGAGTCGCATATTTGATGACCACATTGAGATTAAAGTGTTCTCAGGCAATAGCGCACTACGTAGAAAGCTTACAAAGTGTAACAACTTGCCTATTGCTACTATTAGCTCTGGATTGCCACTGAAAGGAGAAAAGATGGTAAGTCAGGATGTTATTAAGAGCGAGAAAGGGCTTAGAACACTTATTAAAAGGAATCTTAACAAAGAGATTCATCCGGGTACTAAGCCCAGTATCGACTTTATTTACAAGATCCTAGAGGATGCATATTCTAGTGATCTTAAGTACGACGTGACCGACATGCGTAATGCAGTGCTTGCTTTCGCTGCTGGCAGCACTCATCAGGCAGATTATTGTATCAAGTTAGTAAACAAGATGCAGTTCAAGTCTGCTGAGCCTTCTGAAGCAGTTAAGAACGACGATTCAAAACTTGTGTTCTATGATATTGAGGTATTCCCGAACCTGTTCCTTGTAAACTGGAAGATTGAGGGCGAAGGAAAGCCAGTTGTCAGAATGATTAATCCGACTCCTGAAGAGATTGAGGAGTTGGTTAAGTTCAGACTCGTTGGGTTTAACTGTCGAAGGTACGACAATCATATTTTGTATGCCCGCCTTATGGGGTATACGAACGAGCAGCTCTACAAGTTGTCACAGAAGATTATATCCGGAAGCGCCAATTGCTTCTTTAGTGAAGCCTATAACATCTCTTATACGGACGTCTATGACTTCGCTTCTGCGGGTAACAAGATGAGTCTTAAGAAACTCGAGATTAGAATGGGTATCCACCACCAGGAACTCGGTTTGCCTTGGGACAAGCCTGTACCTGAAGAACTTTGGACGAAGGTTGCAGAGTATTGTGACAACGACGTTATTGCAACTGAGGCGGCATTCAATTTCTTGAAGGGTGACTGGGTAGCAAGACAGATTCTTGCAGATTTAGCAGGAATGACGGTTAACGACACGACAAACACTCTCACACAGAGATTCATATTTGGGAAAGAGAAAAACCCTCAGAGTCAGTTCAACTACAGAAACCTTGCTGAACCGGTTAGTGAACTCGACTTCGATACTTATAATTTCCTTAAAGATGCTTGTCCTGAGATGATGGCAGAGCCTCACGGAGAAGCAAGCAGTCTGTTGCCATATTTTCCTGGGTATAAGTACGATGCAGGAGTTTCTACCTACCGTGGAGAAGAAGTCGGAGAGGGTGGTTATGTATATTCTGAACCGGGTATGTATGGCAATGTAGCACTCTTGGATGTTTCTTCTATGCATCCTCACAGCGCAATTGCTGAGGTGTTATTTGGTGTTAAGTTCACTACGGCATTTAGGGATATTGTAGAAGGCCGAGTAAGCATTAAGCATCAAGCATGGGACGTTGTCAACAAGATGCTGGATGGCAAGTTGACTCCATATATTCAGAAAGTCATCGACGGAGAGATGAGTGCCAAGGATTTGGCGAACGCTCTGAAGACGGCTATCAATGCTGTATACGGACAGACTTGCGCGAACTTCGAAAACCCGTTCAGAGACCCTCGTAATAAAGACAACATCGTTGCTAAGCGTGGTGCGTTATTCATGATTGATCTCAAGCACGAGGTTCAGAAGCGTGGCTTCACTGTTGCTCATATTAAGACAGACTCGATTAAGATTCCGGACGCAACTCCTGAGATTATTGAGTTTGTTATGAACTTCGGTAAGCGCTATGGTTACACATTTGAACACGAGGCTACGTACGAGCGCATGTGCTTGGTTAACGACGCAGTTTATATTGCCAAGTATGCGGACGGAGACCACGAGTATGAACTGTCTACTGGAGAGAAGATTATGACTCCTTGGACAGCCACAGGTACTCAGTTCCAGATTCCGTACGTATTCAAGACCTTATTCTCGAAGTCCAAGATTAAGTTCGAAGACCTCTGCGAGACTAAGTCTGTAAGCAGCTCGTTATATTTGGATTTGAATGAAGAGTTGCCTCAGCTTTCTGCGGACGAAGAAAGAGAGCTTGAGAAACTCGACAAAGCTTGGAACAACCTTGCAGGCGGCGCATCCGCAGAAGAGTTGGCTAAAAAGAGAGGAATGACTCTTGAGCAGCTCGGAGATCGTTACGAGGAACTTGTTGCGAAAGAAGCCGCTTCTCACAGTTACCACTTCATTGGTAAAGTCGGTCAGTTCTGTCCGATGAAACCTAAAGCAGGTGGCGGATATTTGATGCGTGAGAAAGACGGCAAGTACTATGCTGCGACGGGCTCTAAAGGCTACAGATGGCTTGAATCTGAAATGGTAAAAAATCTCGGGAAGGAAAATCTGGTAGACAAGACATATTACAAGAATCTTGTAGACGAGGCTGTTACGACCATTTCTGAGTATGGTAACTTTGAATGGTTTGTATCGGAAGACCCTTATATTCCTGAGAAAAAGCCTAAGAAAGCCAAAGTCGATATTCCACCGTGGGAACTCCCTTGTGGTGGCAAATACAAGACTTGCTACGATTGTCCAAACTTTAACAACGATAAGTTCCATATGGATTGCGGTAAGGGGTTTGATATTTCAGACCTCTTACTTCAACACACCTAACATTTGAAAGGAGAATTAACAATGGCATACAAAGCCGTAGACGACATCATTATTGAGGATGCCAGAATCATGTTTCGTAACTTTGCCGGAAAGGAGTCTAAATACAATCGTGAGGGCAGTAGAAATTTCTGTGTAGTGATTGACGACCCTGAGCAGGCACAGAAACTTTGCGATGACGGATGGAACGTCCGTATCCTTGCTCCGAGAGATGAGGACGAAGAGCCTCGTCATTATATTCAAGTAGCAGTAAGTTTCTCTAACATTCCGCCTAAGGTGTTCTTGGTTTCAAGACACACCAAGACGCAGTTGGATGAGGACTCGATTGATGTTCTCGATTACGCTGATATTCGTAATGTGGACATCACAATCAGACCTTACAGCTGGGAAGTTAAAGATAAGAACGGAGTTAAGACCGGAATCAAGGCATATTTGAAAACGATGTATGTAACCATCGAGGAAGATGAGTTCGCTGATAAGTACGCTGCGTACGAGGGTCCGGACGAACCGCCGATGAGGTAAGAATTGTTGAGAGGGTTGGCTGTTAAAGGCTGGCCCTCTTTATATTTGAAAGGAGAACCGTAATGGCTGGGATTAGTCTGTATCCTTATCAAATCGAAGCCATTAAAAACATGAAAAACGGCTGTATTCTTTGCGGTGGCGTTGGCAGCGGTAAGTCTCGTACGTCTCTTGCTTACTATTATATTCTCAATGGCGGTAAGTTAGAGACCAAAGATTATGTGTACATGCGTGAAAAGCCAATGGATCTCTACATCATCACCACAGCTCGTAAGCGTGACACTCTCGAATGGGAAGGCGAACTGACATATTTTCTAATGTCAAAAGATCCGAAAGCAACTCCTTATAAACACAAGATTGTAATCGACTCTTGGAACAACATTAAGAAGTATGCAGCGGTTAAAGACGCTTTCTTTATATTTGATGAGGACCGTGTTACAGGCAAAGGTGTTTGGGTAAAGTCGTTCTTAAAGATTGCTCGGGTTAATAAGTGGATTATTCTGTCTGCAACTCCCGGAGACACATGGCAGGATTATATTCCGGTGTTTGTCGCAAACGGGTTTTACAAAAACAGATCAGAATTCACACGCGAGCATATTGTCTATCAGCAATTCTCTAAATTCCCAAAGATTGACCGATATTTGAACACAGGTCGATTAATCCGTCTGCGAAACTCCATACTCGTTAACATGGACTTCGAACGCCAGACAGAGTCTCACCATGTCGATATTTACACTACGTACGACATCTCTCAATACAAGTCAATCTCTCGTGACAGATGGGATATTTGGAAAGACCAGCCTCTTGAGAACGCAAGTGACTATTGTCAAGCATTAAGACGAGTTGTGAACTCTTCTCCGTCAAGACAGTTAGCAGTGTTGGAGATTTTCGAGAAACACCCCAGAGTAATCATATTCTACAACTACGATTACGAACTCGAGATTCTCCGTAACATCTACTATGGTAAGGACGTTGAGATTGCGGAATGGAATGGTCACAAGCATCAGCCAATACCTGAGAGTGAGAAGTGGGTATATTTGGTTCAGTACAATGCAGGAGCAGAAGGTTGGAACTGCATTAAAACTGACACAATCATATTCTACTCACAGAACTACTCTTACAAGGTTATGGTACAGTCCAGCGGTCGAATAGACAGACTTAATACGCCATTCACCGACTTATATTACTACCACATTAAGAGTCGCTCAGGAATAGACTTGGCAATTAGTAAGGCACTCGCAGCAAAGAAGAAGTTTAACGAAACCGGTTTTATGAAAGGAACACACCAATGAAAAACGATACCATTATGAACAAGATTTTGGCACTTCTGCTCATGGCAGCAGGATATTTGACAACTTTACCAGAGCACGACATTACGTTCTTCGTAATCACTCTGCTTCTGGGAGTACCCCTGTTCTTCTCTAAAGAAAACCACATAGTTTAAGGAGGGTTTGTATTGAAAAGAAGTGATATTCCGTTCATTGTAGCCGAGATTGTCATAGTGGCTTTAATCGTGATTCTGCTGTTGCGTAAAGAAGGCAGTAATAGCAATGTGGCTCCGGTTACGGTATCTCCCACGCCTACGATTGAAGTCATATTTACTCCGGCACCGACTTTAACGCCCACATCGACTCCTACGCCTGTACCAACGTTCACACCGACTCCGAGTCCGTCTCCAACACCTACTCCGACTCCTAAGCCTCAACCGTCTCGATACGGCTATGATAAAGGAGTTCCCGGATATTACAAATGTGAAGTAAACGGACGACATGGCTTTAAGATTGGTACGGATTACAGAGTCTATGCCCGTGGTACAGCTCAGAGAAAGCTTATTGATATTTCCAGAACTGATGAGCGTACTGGCATCCGTGTAGTGACTGATGCGGACGGCATTGACAGATATTTGGTTGCTCTTGGTACGGCTTGGGCTGGTGGGTCTCCATCAGACATCGGACGATGCGTTGATATTTTCATGGTCAATGGGGCGACACTACATTGCGTTCTTGGAGATGTTAAGAAGGTTGAGGACACAATTAACAGAGAATGCCGGTATGGAACAAACCACAACGAACTGATTGAGTTTATAATTGACACTCCAAAGCTTCCTAAACTGACTCAGACGGATAGCAACTACAATCGCTGCGGAGAAGAGTTTGTTGGAGAAGCACATTCGATGCGAGTGCATGATTGCTTTATTGAAGGATTCGGAGGTTAGTATGATATTCTGGAAAGTTATTGCAGTAATGACGTTTTTGGTAATGCTGTCGATTGAGGTTCAGTTACGTAAGATCGCTGAGTATTTTGAGAATCGTTCGAAGTTTGCGGACGAAGCGATTAAGTTTGCAAAGGAACTAAATAGCGATTTAGAAAAAGAACTGAAACGCAAGTTTGAAAAGGAGAAAGAGCAATGAAAAAGATTTATGGCTTTGGTATTGGGGCACTGATGCTTGGCGCTACTGCGGTTATTTGCAGAGTATCTAAGAAGAGATTTGACAAACGTATGAACAAGGTTTTGAACCGCAAGTTCGGTAGACCTTAGATTGATATTTCTTGAAAGGAGAAAAGTTATGGAAACGACAAAAACAAGCAGAATCGTGATTGAGGCGACATTTATTCAGAGAGGAGAGAAAGCCGATAAGAAGTTTATGGAGCATGACAAAGTTGCTAAGAAGCTTGCTTCGCTCTTCTCTGATTACGATGATGTAAAGATTTCCATTAAGACAAAGGACTTCATTAACGATGAGCAGTAATGACGAAGAGATAAAACAACTGATGAAAGATTGTCTGCCTAAGAAGAAAGGACCAACCGTCATTAAGTATGTTTCTGAGATTGAGAGATTTGAGAGAAGGAAGTTGGAAGCTCGGAAGATTGCGAGAGAGCTCCACTACGACGAAGATATTATCGATAAGATTAAAGAAGCAAAGACTACTGGTGACATCGATCGAGCTTTGAGAGAAGGCAGACATCGGATTACAGAGTTCAGTTTTATGGACGAAGTTAAGAAGAAAAAGAAGAAAGGTAGCTGATATTTGTATGATTCCGGCTAACGTTAAAGAGCTTGTTGAGAGGCTTTATACGGATGGAATCTTGTCTTATCAGGACTATTTGAGACTCATCAATGGGCTCCCTAAACCCACAAATTGTGACGAATGTCCAGCGATTTTGGCCTATAAAAAGGTCTTAGAAAGGCTGCTAAATGGGGCTGAAAATGGCAAAAATTAAGCCCACTTTTGGTCAGCAAAACCGGGCTTCTGCCCACTTTTTTTGGGCTTTTAAAATTTTGGGTAAAAATTCGGGCGAAAATTTTCTGAAATTTTGGAAAAAATGTGGGTTTTTTAGCCCACTTTGCCCGGGTTTAGCCCACTTTTAAAAACGAAAGTGGGCACGAAAAAGTCAGTATTTATGCGGGTTTGCGAGGGGTTAGCCCACTTTGCCCGGGTATTTTTGCAACTAATACGAGGAAAAAATTCATTTATATATAATAATATGCGAAAAAAGGTGGGCAAAGTGGGCAGAGCCTAAAAACTGATATTTTCACAAGATTAAAAACGAAGGACAAAATTTTGGCCGTCGCGCCAGAATCTTTTGCTTTTTTGTCTTCGCGAAAAAAACATGGTCTTTTATGAGAGAGAAGGATAAAAGCTCGACGGCTTTAACCTTTCCTCTTGTCTTTTGTCTTGATATTCGAAAGGAGGTCAATCATGGGTAAGCTTGAACGAGATTTCCAAGCGAGCTTGATTAAAGAGCTCAAAGAAATCTTTCCCGGCTGTATCGTGACAAAACTCGATTCAAGCCACATTCAAGGAATCCCTGATATTCTTCTTTTACACAAAGACAAATGGGCGACCTTGGAATGCAAGAAGAATGCCAATGCAAAAAAGCAACCGAATCAGAATTACTATGTGGACAAGATGAATGAGATGTCCTTCTCTCGTTTCATATGTCCCGAGAATAAGGAGGAAGTGCTTAATGATCTTCAACAGGCATTCAAACCTTGAAGGGCAACACGCCTTTCTTGGAGCCAGCAAGTTTCATTGGATCAACTACGATGAAGAAAAAGTAGCCGATGCCTATTTAAGATATTTGGCAACTGAAAGAGGAACAGTCCTTCATGAGTTTGCTGCTGAGTGTATCAAGCTCGGTCGAAAGCTCAAAGGCAACGACACTCTTTCAATGTATGTCAATGATGCAATCGGTTACAAGATGACTCCTGAGCAGCCTTTATATTATTCAGACAATTGCTTCGGCACTGCCGATTCTATAATGTTCAGAAACAACCGTCTTCGTATTCACGATTTGAAGACTGGCCAGATTCCTGCACATATGGAGCAGCTTAAAGTTTACGTTGCTCTTTTCTGTTTGGAGTATAAGATGAAGCCGGGCGACATTGATATTGAACTTCGTATCTATCAGAACAATGAAGTGCTTGTTGACAATCCGACGGCGGAAGATATTCTACCGATCATTGACAAGATCATTACCTTTGACAAGGTCATTAACAAAATTCAAGCTGAGGAGGAGTAATCCGTGATGAACATAGCAGATGATATTATTATGCATTACGGCGTTGCTCGCCGCTCAGGTAGATATCCTTGGGGCTCTGGCAAAGACCCGTATCAGCGAACAGGAGACTTTCTTAGTAGAGTCGAAGAACTTCGTGGCCAGGGCTTTACTTACACAGATCCTAGAGATGGAAAGACCTATACAGGAGATTTGGCAATTGCTAAGTCTATGGGTCTCACATCTACACAGTTCAGAACTCAGCTTTCTATTGAGAAGGCCGAACGTCGTAAACTCGAAGTAGCAAGAGCAAAGTCTTTGAGAGAAGACGGTAAGAGCCTTAATGAGATTGCTGAGATTATGGGCTATAAGAACGATTCCTCAATCCGGTCTCTTCTTAATTCTGATTCCGAAGCTCGTATGAACCAGGCTCAGGAATTAGCAAACTTTCTTAAGAAGCAGATTGATGAGAAAGGAATGATTGACGTTGGTGTTGGCACTGAAAGAGAATTAGGTAACATCTCCAGAGAGAAGATGGAACAGGCTCTTTATATTCTTGAGATGCAGGGCTATCCGGTTTATGGTGCTGGAATTCCTCAGGCAACCAATCCGGGAAAACAAACCAACGTTAAAGTAATCTGTCCTCCTGGAACAGAATACAAAGAAGTTTACAACTTTGATCAGATTCACTCTCTTAATGAGTCTGGAATGATATCTCGAGATGACGGTGACACTTTCGATCCTAAATGGGTTTACCCTGAAAGTATGGACTCGAGCAGACTTAAGATTCGTTATGCCGATGAAGGTGGAATCAACAAGGATGGTGTCATCGAACTTAGACGAGGTGTCGAAGATTTGGACTTAGGAGAAGCTCATTACGCTCAGGTTCGAATCATGGTTGATGGAACTCACTATCTCAAAGGTATGGCTGTTTACAGCGATGACATGCCTGACGGAGTCGATGTGATATTTAACACCAACAAGAATTCGGATGTTCCTGTGATGGGACCTAAGAACAACACGATTCTTAAGCCTATTAAGAATGACCCCGACAATCCGTTTGGTTCCTTGATTAAAGAAGGCATTAACGACCCGGATGATATTTCGGATACACCTAAAGATGGCGGTCAGAGTTATTACTATGACAAGAATGGAGTCAAGAGACTTTCATTGATAAATAAGAGAGCAGAAGAAGGCGACTGGGGAGAATGGGCTGACAAGCTTCCTTCACAGTTTCTGTCTAAACAGAGTATGCCTCTTATTAAAAAGCAGTTGGGTTTGGCTATAGCCGACAAAGAAGAAGAGTTCGCTGAAATCAATGCTCTTACAAACCCTACTGTAAAGAAAGCTTTGCTTCAGTCTTTCGCAGATGATTGTGACTCTGCAGCAGTTCATCTTCAGGCAGCGGCTTTGCCTCGTCAGAAGTACCAAGTGATATTACCTCTAACGTCTATTAAGGATACTGAGGTTTATGCACCGAACTACGAGAATGGCGAAACCGTAGCCCTTGTTAGATATCCTCACGGGGGCACCTTTGAGATTCCTATTCTCAAGGTAAACAACAAGCTCAAAGAGGGTATTGATATTCTCGGGAACGCACCGAAGGATGGAATCGGCATTAGCAAGAATGTTGCAGACCGTCTTTCTGGAGCAGACTTCGATGGCGATACTGTTATGGTTATTCCTTGTAACAGTTCTAAGAGTAATGTGCACATTGTTTCGACTCGGCCTTTGAAAGAACTTGAAGGATTTGATCCGAAATTAGAATACGGTGGTAAACCTGAAGGCTCTTTTAAACCCATGAAGAATACTCAGAATGAGATGGGTAAGATATCTAACCTCATTACTGACATGACTCTAAAGGGAGCCAACGAGTCCGAACTTGCAAGAGCCGTTAGACACTCAATGGTTGTAATTGATGCTGAGAAGCACCATTTGGATTACAAACAGAGCGAGACCGACAACAATATTGCAGCCCTTAAGAAGCAGTATCAGGGAACAGTCGACAAAGAAGGTAAGTACCACGAAGGAGTTTCTACTCTAATCTCGAGAGCCAAATCACCGGTTGATATTCTCAAGAGACAGGGTAGCCCTAAGATTGACCCTGATACAGGTGAAGTTTCTTACAAGCAGGTTCGTGAAGAGTATGTAGACAAGAACGGTAAAACCAAAGTTCGTACTCAAAAGAGTACAAAGATGGCTGAAGTTAAAGACGCTCGAGAACTCTCTTCGGGAACTCCTCAAGAAGAAGCTTACGCGGTTTATGCTAATAGGATGAAGTCTTTAGCAAATGAAGCTCGTAAGGTTATGGTCCACACTGGAAAGATTGAATACTCTCCGGCAGCCAAACAGACCTATGAAGCAGAAGTGGCTTCTTTGAACTCCAAACTTAATGTCTCTTTAAAGAATGCTCCGAGAGAACGCCAAGCACAAATGATGGCCAATTCCATTGTGTCTGCTAAGAAACAGGCTAATCCCGACATGACTAAGAAAGAGATTAAGAAAGCAAGCCAGCAGGCTTTGACCGCTTCAAGAGCAAAAGTTGGAGCTCAGAGAACGCCTATTAAACTTACAGATAGAGAATGGGATGCTATACAGGCAGGAGCAATTTCAGAGAACAAGCTTTCTCAAATCATTAGGTTTGTAGATACTGATGAACTTAGACAGAGAGCAACTCCTAGAGCAACTACACAATTGACACCTTCTAAGAAGAACAAGATTGCGGCGATGAAGCGCTCTGGATATTCTACCGATGAGATTGCTAAAGCGGTTGGCGTTTCCACATCTACTGTAAACAAGTACTCATAGCCAGCATTGATATTTGTAGGCCAATTGTAGTACTTACTCAAATCGTCTAACAGAGGCGACACCCCTTTCGGCCAAGATTGATATTTTGCAAAGTGTATTGTAGTACCTCTTTTAACTCCTTTACCCATAAGTAACATTTGCCATGTGAAAAACCTCTCTCAAGCAAGATTGATATTTTGGCCGAAGCCTCTGATAGCCACTTATGATGAACCGTGGCTCAAACCACCACATTGATATTCTCTGGAGCACTTCCTATAGGACACTATTGGTAGAAAGGCTATTTGGCGCTCTATTGATATTCTCCAGAAACACCTCTATGGGCCTATTGTCAGGAATGACTGATTTGGCAATCTATTGATATTCTCCGGAAGACGACTCTGTGAGACCCCCTATTATAGGGCTCTTTCAAAAGGCCGATTTGACCCCGCATTGATATTTGTAGAAACAAACCTAATCCTGACACCCATACTATAGGGTCCTGGCAACTCGTCTGCACCAACATTGATATTCGGATGACCGTTGTCGGCGTTCTACAGTACGTAGACACTACCCCCTATAGCTCTTAAAAAGACCCCCACCCTAAAAGTTCGTGTCTTTTGAGTGTCTTGTCTGGCATCCACGCCTACATTGATATTCTCAAAATCAAGACACCACTTACTACAATAGCGAACCCCACCTACCTCTCTTTAGTTTTTGTAGTCTTTTTGGAGTTAGTGACTAAAGTCTTTAGAGTACCCTTCGCTATGAAGAGATTCTTTTGAGAACCACACAGCCGTACAGTTCTCTTTACAGTACCCCACATCTGTGGCTATTCTCTTTAGAACTTACCACAACACAGTTCTCTATTAGAGACACTAACAAGATTCTGTAAGCCATTCATAGTAACTCGCCAAGGCTACAAAGTCTTTAGTACTAATGGACTCGATTCTATAAGAAAGGTTTAAGAAAGGAGTGATTGCTTCTTATGGCAGCATCTAATGGAGTTGAATGTCGTCTTACAACTTTCGACAATCCTTACGATCCTTTCGATCAGTTCGATTCGTGGTTCTTGTTCGACACGGAAAAAGGTTACAACAGTTGCGCATACCTAGCTCGCATCGCGCAAACTTCGCCCCAGCTTTCAGATGAAGAGAACAACGAAGTGATCGAAGATGCAATTGACGAGATTATTAAGTATGACTTTCTCAACATCTACAAGAAAGTTGTAAAAACTGACAAAAATCGGCAAAATTCAGACAAAAATGAAAATTAATGAACTACTATCCATAAATCAACCTCCAGTACAGACCGTTTTGGGACATGGGGGGGTCTTCAAAAATTACACCCCCCTCCCCCATCGCGGCGGTCCTTAAAAATTCTCCGGGGGGAGATTTATAGGAGTGCTTTTAACCCCCCCCCATAGTGCTTGAACGGGTTTGTAAGAAACCACATGGTTTTAGGGTGTGTTCCTTTCTTCTCCTTTCAAATGTATTTTGGGGTCATTTGGTACGCTTACAAGCCCATTCAAACACTATGGAAACTATACAGAAAGGCTCTCCGAGGATAGAGAAACATATTCTAAACTAACGGAGAGGAGGCAGCAAGTGCATGGGAAGACTGAAAAAGGATAGTTCTTCTTCTGCAAATAGAAGAATTAGGCCCGCTTTAACTCCCGAGGCTGAAGAGAATCAGATGATATCTCTCGCGGTAGACCTTGCTAAAAAGCAGTTGATTGAAGGAACTGCCTCTTCTCAGGTCATTACCCATTTTTTAAAGCTTGGCGCGACCACTTCACGATTGGAGAAAGAAAAACTGGAACAGGAGAATGCTCTTTTGAAGGCAAAGACTCAAGCATTGAAATCTGCAGAGCGTGTTGAAGAACTTTACGCTAACGCAATCAAAGCTATGAGACTTTACAGCGGATACGGAGGCAACGAAGAAGATGACGAGAACGTATACAGAGCTGAGTAGCCTTCCGACATTCATGGATCGGTTTAAGTATCTCTCTTTGAGAGGAGTAGTGGCAGCAGAGACCTTCGGTTTCGATCGATATTTGAATCAGAAGTTTTATCGGTCAGCCGAATGGAAAGCTTTACGAGATCAAATCATCTATCGAGACTTAGGATGCGATCTCGGGATGGAAGGATTCGAGATTCATGGAAAGATCATCATTCATCACATGAATCCAATTTTCACAAGGGACATCATTCATCAAACAGACTACCTTTTGAATCCGGAGTATCTGATTTGCACAACGCACAACACTCACAACGCGATTCACTATGGCGACGAAAGTCTTTTGATTACCGGACCAGTGGTTCGAACACCAAATGACACATGCCCTTGGAAACATTAGAAAAGGAGAAGAGACATGTCAAAGAAAGAAACAAAGAAAGTAGAAACTAAGAAGGAAGTTCGCAAAGGGTTTGTTGACAATTGTGCGCTTCTTAACGTTCGTTCGACCCCTAACGCAGACAATGGCAGCAATCTTACTGCGATTCTCAATGCTGGAGCCGAGGTCAACGTCATTGACGATGCGAACGACGAATTCTACAAGATTAAAGCTGCTAATGGCTTTACCGGTTTCGTCATGAAGAAGTTCATCACACTTAAGTAAAGGAGCAAGTCAATGGAGAGCATATTAACTTCCGTTAAGAAGGACCTCGGAATTCCTGAAGAAGACGAGAATTTCGATCCCGATATTGTTCGGGCTATTAACACGGCACTTGCAATTCTTACGCAGATTGGCGTTGGTCCCGCGGCTGGCTTCTCCATTCAAGACAAGACAGCAGTGTGGACAGACTTCGTTCCTGACACGCCTTACTACGAGCCGGTTAAGAATGACGTAGTTATGAGAGTAAAGCTTATTTTTGACCCGCCTACATCTGGACCGCTTCTTGACTCGACAAAGAATCTTATGAACGAGCTTGAATGGCGGCTCAACGTAGCGGTTGATCATGATTAAGGAGGACCAAGATGGCTGACTATATTTCCCATCACGGTATTAAAGGAATGCGTTGGGGCGTTCGTCGTGATAAAACTTCTGGCTCTGGCGGGTCTCGACGCGGTGGTAAAACCATTGCCCAACAGAGAGCCGAAGATCAGAAACGTAAGGACTTAAAGAACCGTGGAGTGATGAAAATTGATGAGCTTAGAAAGAAGGTCGAAAGACTTAAACTCGAGAAAGAGCTCAAGGATCTTACTGAAGATCAGATTTATCCCGGAAGAAGAGCGGCAACAGAGGCTTTGAAGCAGATAGGAACAAAAGCCGCCGTAACTATATTAACTGGCGCAGTGCTTTATGGCGCTAAAGCCGCCGTATCAAAGCAGTTTAACGCTAAAGAACTCGGTAGCGCCATATTTAATGGCGGACCTAAGAAGAAGTAGGTGAGTGCTATGAACAAATTCAAGCCCGTATTAGTTCATCACGGTATTAAAGGAATGCATTGGGGCATTCGCCGCGATAAAACTTCTGGGAATTTTAATACGTTAGATATGATTCGTTCTCGAAAGGAAGTTAAGAATCTTTCAGAAGCTAACAAACAAAATTATAGAGATCAGTCTGAAAGATGGGGAAAGCATTTGGCTGATCTTAAAATGAAAGACTATACTGAATTTTCTTATGCCTATGCCGATGGTAAGAGAGCGGTTCAGAAAGCTTTATTGAAAGACTTGGGATATTCCGATAGAAAAGCCGATGATGGGGCTTATTGGTTGCTCAAAAACGGGTTCAACATTAATCGTCATGGCGATACAGATTTGATGGACAAAATCATAAAAGAAAACACACGATAAGGAGACACCCATTATGGCATTATCGAACACGGCCGTTCCGAAGTACTACGGCGAGTTTCGAGACGCCGTAATTCGAGGCGAAATTCCGATTTGCAGAGAGATTTCTATGGAGATGAACCGCATAGATGATCTCATTGCAAACCCAGGAGTCTGGTATGACGATTTAGCAGTAGAGGGTTTCATCAAGTTCTGCGAGAACGAGTTGACCCTAACTGATGGATCCGATTTAGTACTCCTAGATTCATTCAAGCTGTGGGCCGAACAGATTTTTGGTTGGTATTACTATGTAGAACGTAGCGTATATGAGCCGAATCCTGATGGTCACGGCGGACACTATGTAACAAAGAGTGTAAAGAAGCGACTGATCAACAAGCAGTACCTGATAGTTGCACGAGGTGCGGCTAAATCGATGTATGCTTCTTGCTTACAGAACTTCTTCCTCAATGTTGACACTACAACGACCTACCAAGTAACCACTGCCCCGACGATGAAGCAGGCCGAAGAAGTGATGTCACCGATTAAGACCGCCATCACAAGAGCGAGAGGTCCGTTGTACAAATTCTTAACCGAGGGTTCTCTACAGAACACTACCGGTTCCAAAGCAAACAGGGTCAAACTGACTCCCACAAAGAAGGGTATAGAGAACTTCATTACTGGTTCGATCCTTGAAGTTAGACCAATGTCAATCGACAAGTTACAGGGTCTTAGAAGTAAGATCAACACTGTCGACGAGTGGCTTTCTGGAGACATCAGAGAAGACGTTGTCGGTACTCTTGAACAAGGAGCATCTAAGATTGACGACTACTTGATCGTCGCTATCAGCTCAGAAGGTACAGTTCGTAACGGAGCAGGCGACACAATCAAAATGGAGTTGTCAGACATCCTAAAGGGCGAGTACATCAACCCTCATGTATCCATATGGTGGTACAAACTCGATTCCATCGACGAAGTTCCTCATCCGGAGTATTGGCTTAAGGCTAATCCGAACCTTGGACGAACCGTCAGCTACGAGGCTTATCAACTTGATGTAGAAAGAGCAGAGAAAGCGCCGTCAACCAAGAACGATATTCTTGCAAAGAGATTCGGTATACCAATGGAGGGTTACACTTACTACTTCACTTATGAAGAAACTCTCACTCATCGGAAAAGAGACTTTTGGAACATGCCATGTGCACTTGGTGCAGACTTATCGCAGGGTGATGACTTCTGCGCATTCACATTTTTGTTCCCTCTTTCCAATGGCGCGTTCGGCGTGAAGACTCGAAACTACATCTCGTCCAGAACCATGTCTAAACTTCCAGCAGCAATGCTTAAGAAGTACAGAGATTTCATGGATGAAGGCAGTTTGATAGTCCTTGATGGATCTGTGTTGGACATGATGCAGGTCTACGAGGACGTTGACAACCACATAGCAAAGATGGGTTACGATGTTCGATGCTTTGGATATGACCCGTATAATGCAAAAGAATTTGTAGAGCGTTGGGAAACAGAGAATGGACCGTTTGGCATCGAGAAAGTCATTCAGGGTGCTAAGACAGAGTCCGTTCCATTAGGCGAACTTAAAGCTTTAGCGGAAGATCGTAAATTGTTGTTTGACGAAGAGCTCATGACTTTTGCCATGGGTAACTGCATTGCGCTTCAAGACACAAATGGCAACCGGAAGCTTTTTAAGAAACGATACGAACAAAAGATTGACTCGGTGGCGGCAATGCTTGATGCTTATGTCGCTTACAAACACAACGTGGAGGCATTCGAATGATAACTTATCGATACCAGCCTGTTCTCAAACACCACGGCATTCTCGGAATGAAGTGGGGCGTCCGGCGATTTAGGAATAAGGATGGAACGCTTAATGAAGCCGGTAAGAAAAGGTACGGGTATGGTCAAGATTACGATACAGGCTCAACATTGAAGAAGGGATCAACTATAACTCGGTTTTCTTTTAACGACAAAGAAAGTCAAAATGGAATCACCTATGCTTCTTATAAACAAAAAGACATTGAAAATTATGAGAAAGAATTTAAATCATTAAGAGATCTTTTTGGAGCGGGAAGCGGCGGAGATGTATATCGATACGACTTTAAATTAAAAGAAGATTTAAAGATTCCTTCTAGAAAAAAGATGGTAGACATGTATCTGGAAACTGTAAAAAACACCAATCCTAATTCTAGAATTCTGCGTGTTGATCGAGCTAGACAAGAGAAAGCCTTCGATAAGTTTGAGTATGACATAGTTAAAAGAAAGACAAAAACACAACAGTATTTGTCATATGTTCAGATGAAAGGTTATAACGCTCTGATGGATACCGCCGACATGAAGCAAAACAACCGAGAAATGCCAGTTATTGTTATTGATAGAGGAAAATCGTTGGCAATAAACGCCATCAACAAACTAGATTAAAGAAATAAAGGAGAGATAAAATGAGTAATTATCGTTACGAACCTGTATTGGTTCACCATGGAATCAAAGGTCAGAAATGGGGCGTTAGACGCTTTCAGAAAGATGACGGTAGCCTTACCCCGGCTGGCGTAAAAAGATACAATGACATGGAAAGCAATGTGTCCAGTTTGAAGGCTAAATACAAAGCAGCTAAGAAAAGTTTCAATAGAGACTTTAACGAAGCGTATAGAAACACAGGTGCTCATATCTCAAAGAAGGGTCGCGATGCTAATACGGAGCAATGGAACAAGACCTACGATTCTAGTAACGCGATGGATAAAGCCAAAAAGGAATACAAAGATGCAAAGAGAGAATTAAAGCTGGCTAAGAAGGAACGACTTAAAGGAGCCAAAGAAGCTGTAAGACAAAACACTTCTGCTGCAGAGAAACTGATTTATGGGCAGGGAACCATGAGAAAAGCTGCCAAATTGGTTGCTAAGAACAACATGACTGTTAAAGAAGCCATGTCAAGCGCCAAGAAACAGGCTTGGAGGAACACTGCCCTCTTTGTGCTTGCGTCTGGCGTTGGCTCTATAGCAATGTCTAAGTTGGCTTCGCGAAGCGGAAATGGGGTTAGGGATCCTTTGAATGATACCTTGGCGATAATTAAAAAGCCGACCGCCGAGGCACTTAAATCTTTGAGTTTTCTAAAATAATAGGAGACAAATAGTCGGAGGAATTCAAAATGGAGAAACCATCACTCCTTTCTAGAGCGAAGCGAGCGTGGAACGTCTTTCTTGGGAGGGACCCCACACGAGGCTACACTAACTACGGAGAGAGTTACTACAGTAGACCGGATCGTACCAACCTTACACCTGGTAACGAACGGTCTATTATTACGTCCGTATACAACCGTATAGCTATGGACGCCGCCGCAATCGAAATCAAGCATGTTAGGCTGGATGAGGATGGCCGCTATGTCGAAACCATAGACTCGAGCCTTAACAACTGCTTAACTGTCGAGGCTAACATTGACCAGACAGGTAGAGCTTTCGTACAGGACGTTGTCTTGTCGATGCTTGATGAGGGTTGCGTGGCAGTAGTACCGGTTGACACCGACGATAACCCGGATGAAACCGGATCATATTCGATTGAGACCATGAGAGCCGGCAAGGTTATTGAGTGGTTTCCTCGAAATGTTCGAGTTAGGCTTTACAACGACCGCAACGGAAAGAAGGAAGAGATTGTAGTACCGAAATCCACGGTCTCAATCGTTGAGAACCCTCTTTATGCGGTAATGAATGCGCCAAACTCAACCCTGCGTCGACTTATTAGGAAACTTAATCTGTTGGACGCAGTTGATGAGCAGAGCAGTTCCGGCAAATTGGATTTGATTATTCAGTTACCGTATCTGATCAAGACAGAAGCAAGACGTCAACAGGCCGAACAGCGCCGTAAAGACATAGAAACTCAGTTGTCGGGTTCGAAGTATGGTATCGCCTATACCGATGGCACAGAGCGTATCACTCAGCTTAATCGACCCATCGAAAACAATCTAATGCACCAGATTGAATACTTGACGAGTATGCTTTTAAGCCAGTTAGGAATCACTCAGGGTATATTAGATGGTTCTGCCGATGATAAGACGATGCTGAACTACTACAACCGAACGATTGAGCCTATATTGTCGGCTATCGTTGACGAGATGAAACGTAAGTTTCTCACAAAGACAGCCCGTTCGCAGAGACAGTCAATCAAGTTCTTCAGAGATCCGTTTAAACTTGTGCCAGTATCTGACCTTGCTGAAATCTCTGACAAGATGACCAGAAATGAGATCATGACTTCTAATGAAATCAGACAGATCATCGGTTTGAGGCCTTCGAGTGACCCGAATGCAGACCAGCTTCGGAACAAGAACCTCAATCAGTCAGCGGAGGCAGAAGCATCGCAGGTCCCAGCTGAGGGCGGAGACGAGATGACTGAGCAGGATGTGAACCAATCGATTCAGGATTCCAAGGACATCGACTCACAGTTAGATGAACTTAAGAGCCAGTTGGGGCACAGCGCTATGGACGACGATATTTTACAGCATTACGCAAGTGAGTACTATGACCCGGTTAAGGCTCATGAGTACTACATGAAGAATCGTGAGCTCAAAGGTCGTACGTCTACGTCCGGACTCAACGACAAAGGTCGAGAGGCAGCTTCCTACATCAAGAAGCAAATCAACGACGAACGGGATGCAAAGATTGCAGCTGACAAAGAGAAGAGCAACAAAACGGTTAAAGACCTTGGCGAAGCAAGAAAGGCTGACATCGATGCTGCCAACCAGCAGTTGAAGACGACAGTCGAACAATTGAACGCCAGCAAGAAATCGCAAGTTGAGAGCGCTAAGAATCAGATGCAGTCACAAGTGGATTCCTTACGAGACGCCTTGAAGGGAATGGACAAGGAAGCAAAGGCAGCTAACCGAGAGATGATTCTCGCAAGAATAGCTAGTCTTCGCGAAACCAACGCCGCTTTCCGAGAGAAAGTCTCAGAGGATACACGAAGCGCTATCTCCGAACAACGGAATAGCACAAAGGGCTATAAGGAGCAGGTCTCCGAGTCAACAAGAGATGCCGTTTCTTCAGAAAGGGAACGACATAAGACTGCCAAAGAACAGATAAGGAATGAGGCTGAAGAGAAGTACGCAAACGAAATCGCCAAGCTTCATGACGAAGGTAGTTTCAAAGCCGTTTCCAAGAAAAGGAGGTAAAAGTTCAAAATGGCTAAATACGATTTTAGCGGCTGGGCGACCCGCAACAATCTGAGATGCTCTGATGGTCGTACGATCATGAAAGACGCATTCAAGGATGACGACGGGAAGGAAGTTCCGCTTGTTTGGAACCACCAGCACAATGAGCCAAGCAATGTTCTCGGACATGCTCTGCTTGAGAATCGTGACGAAGGCGTCTATGCATATTGCAACTTCAATGACACCGAAAACGGCGCGATCGCAAAAGCCCTGGTTAAGCATGGAGACATTGTTTCCCTTTCTATTTATGCCAACCAGCTTAAGCAGAACGGACCTAACGTGATGCATGGCATGATTAGAGAGGTTAGCCTCGTTCACGCCGGAGCCAACCCCGGAGCATTTATCGATGCTGTAATGGTACACGGCGAAGGTGCTGAAGCAGACGAGGCAATTATTTATACCGGCGAAGACATTTCGCTGCAGCATGCTGATTCCGAACCGGAAGAGGCAGAAAAAAAAGAATCTAAACAGGAGGAACCCAGCATGGCAGAGGCCAAGAACGAAGACAAGACCGTAAAAGAAGTGTTTGACACTCTTACGGAGGAACAGAAGACTGCGGTTTATGCGGTTATTGGTCAGGCAATCGAAGACGCTAAAGGCGGCGACGATAACGACGAAGATGAAGATGAAGGAGATGAAAACGTGAAGCACAACGTATTTGACAATGATTACGCCCAGGATGATACCCTGGTGCACGACGCTCTTAACGAGATTATGACGAACGCTCGCAGAAGCAATGGTTCTCTTAAGGAGACCTACATGGCTCATGCTGCTGACTACGGCATCGAGAACATCGATTTTATCGATACCGAAGAGAAGGACATCTACGATCGTCCGGAATTCATTAACAACCAGCCTAGCGACTGGGTATCGGTAGTAGTTAATGGTGTTCATCACACCCCGTTCGCAAAGGTTCGTATGCAGTTCGCGGACATTACCGCTGATGAGGCTCGTGCAAAGGGTTACATCAAGGGTAAGTATAAGAAGGAAGAGGTATTCAAGCTCCTTAAGAGATCTGTATCTCCTACCTTCATTTACAAGAAGCAGAAGTTCGACCGCGAGGACATCGTTGATGCCGACTTCGATATTATTCCGTGGGTTAAGGCTGAGATGAACGTTAAGTTCAACGAGGAGAAGGCTCGCGCGTATATTTTCGGCGACGGTCGTTCTGCTGAGGATGAGGACAAGGTTGATGACAGCCGCATCATTCCTGTAATTAGCGATGAAGACCTCTTCACCATCAAGAAGACGGTTACCCCTGCACAGGGCGAGTCCCTTGAGCATGCCATCATCACTGCTGCTGTTCTGGCACAGGATGACTATCAGGGTTCTGGCAACATCACCGGTTTCTTCGAGGCTAAGCAGGTTTCCAAGATGCTGCTTATGGAAGACCAGTTCGGTCACAGACTGTACAAGACCATCAACGAGCTTGCTACAGCTATGGGTATCAGCAGAATCGTTAAGGTTCCGGCAGGTGTATGCCCGGCTAACTTCTACGGCGTAATGCTTGACCTTCGTGACTACAACGTAGGTCAGAAGAACGCTGGCAAGATGAGCTTCTTCGAGAACTTCGATATCGACTACAACCAGCAGAAGTACCTCATGGAGGAGCAGCAGTCCGGTGCTCTTACCAGACCTTACTCCGCTATCGTTCTCAGCGCTGCTAACTAATTCAACCATATTCAGGAGGATTAACCATGAACAAGATTTATGAAGATGCAAAAGACCTTCATGTACGTGTCGTAATGATTTACCAGGGCACTTCTGCCGGCGCTACCAAGGCATTCGTTGACGAGGCTTGTACGACGCAGGCTAAGACGAGCGAGCTTAAGGATGCGTTCATCAAGGGTTGCCTCATCAAGCTTGCTGCTGGCGGCTTCGTAAAGCCTTTCCAGTATACCGAGTCTGAGGGCGTAGGTTCCATTTCCTATATCGCTCCCTCTGGCTCTACCGCTGCTGTTGCCGCTCTTGCCGGCGTAGCGGATGCTTCAAACCCCTCTTAGGTCTGACTGTTGAACCCGAAGATGGTCAGACAATAATGTACGAGACAGCCGTTTCTGACATTCAGAGCGGCGTTTCGGTATCGGGGAACAAGATAACGGGAACGCTTAAATACCTTAGCACAGGGTCCATCGTTGAAGACTATGGTGTTGGTAACTTCCTTGCGCTCAAGTTCTCGAATGTCGATCCCGAAGCGACCTCTGTTAAAGTTGGTCTCGAACCTTCCGACGAGGGTCTTCAGGAATTGCTTGGGGATTCAGACATGAACGCAATTGGCAAGATTACAGATAAGAATACTCAGAAGTTTAGGGTTGAGACCACCGACGATAGCGGTAGACTTACGACCCAGATCTTCGATTTGAGCGGATTGGAGGTACTTGCAGAATGACCGTTGTGTTTGGAGCACTTAAGAAGAAGACTAGTCCTGCGAAGAAGGAAACTCCTAAGAAGGAAGAGGCTCCTAAAAAGGAGCGGACCAAGCGTCAGACTAAAGAAGAGTAAAAGTTACGGAGAGAATTCAAAATGGCAAAGTATTATGGAGAAATCGGTTTTGGTGTCGTAACAGAAGTTAAACCGGGTGTATACAAGAACGTCATAGTCAAGCGAAATTACTATGGCGACTTGATTAAAAACACTCGGAGTCTTCAGTCTGCGAACCAACTGAATGACAACGTGAACATCTCGGATGACATTAGTATCGTGGCCGATCCATATGCCAGGGAGAATTTTCATTCGATGCTTTACGTGACTTTTATGGGTACCAAGTGGAAAGTGTCGCACATCGACGTCCAGTACCCAAGACTCATATTGTCGGTAGGGGGTGTGTACAATGGCTCGGACAAGACTCCAGCTTCAAACAATGCTTGAAGAACTTCTTGGGAGCCGGAATGTATACTTTCAGCCCCCGCCGTCAATACATATGAATTACCCTGCTATTGTTTACGAGCCTTCTGGTATTCGTAATGTGGCAGCAGATAACTTACATTACAATCAGCATAAAGCTTATCAGCTGACTGTAATCGATGAAGATCCGGATAGCGAGATTTCGGATGCTGTATCTAAACTTGAGATGTGCAGTTTTAACCGATCTTTTGCTTCCGACGATCTCAATCACTTTGTGTACACACTTTATTATTAAAGGAGGATTGTAACATGCCCGATGTTGCTTTTAATCTCAATTGGGACCAGGCCGGTCAGAGATTGTTCGAGACCGGTGTTGACAGAGGCGTTCTTTACCCGTTTAAGAAGTCCAATGCACAGGCAACAGCAGCCACTTACCAGGCTGGTGTAGCTTGGAACGGCCTTACTGCTGTAAACGAGAACCCTTCCGGTGCAGAGGCTACTGCTCTGTATGCCGACAACATTAAGTATCTGAACCTTATGTCCGAGGAGCAGTTTGGCGCTACGATCGAAGCGTATACGACCCCTGATGAATTCGCAGAGTGTGATGGTCAGAAGGCGCTCGCTACCGGTGTTGTAGCCACACAGCAGACGAGAATCCCGTTTGGTTTCTCTTACAGAACTCGTATCGGTAATGATGAAGATGGTACCGATCACGGTTACAAGATTCATCTCGTATATGGTGCAATGGCTTCTCCTTCTCAGAAGAACCGTTCGACCGTTAACGAGTCTCCGGAAGCGATGACGCTCTCTTATGAAGTTACCACGACTCCGGTGCCTGTAACCGGCGGAAAGCCTACCGCTCACCTCATTATCGACAGTACGAAGGTTGATGCCACGAAGCTCGCCAATTTCGAGAAGACGCTTTATGGTACTCCTGCAGTCGATGAAACCCCTGCAGTACCCGCAACACTTCCGTTGCCGGATGCCGTTGCTTTGGCATTCGCAGCTGGCTGATGTCATATTTAAGGGCGCTCAAAGGTCTTAACCGACTTGCGAGCGCTCTTTTTTTTTTGTTTGAAAGGAGAATACACCCAATGTTAAAGAAAACAATTACTTTTAAAGACTACAATGACGTAGAACATACCCAGGATTTCTACTTCAACATTTCCAGAGCTGAGCTAGTTGAGATGGAGCTTGGCACGAGTGGCGGCTACGCAGAAATGATTAAGCGTGTCGTAGCCAGCAAAGACGCTCCCACCATCATGAATGTGTTCAAGACGTTCATTCTTAAGTCTTATGGTGTCAAGAGTGATGACGGCGTCAGATTTATTAAGTCTGAAGAGCTCACAAAAGCTTTCACGGAGACCGAAGCTTACACCGAGCTGCTTATGGAGCTTTGCACAAAGGCCGATGCGGCAGCCAAGTTTATTACGGCGGTTCTCCCTAAGGAGATTGAGCCTGAAGACCACAAAGAAAAGAGTTTTCCGGCGCCCGCTAACAGCTAGCGAGCGGGGGTGATGGGAAGTGTTACATATCACCATTCCCCCTACGGAACTTTGGGACGAAGAGAATGAGCGGTTCATCAAAGTTAAGAAGGAAACGACCTTGGCGCTCGAACATTCTCTTGTCGCTATTTCAAAATGGGAATCAAAATGGTGCAAACCCTTTCTAGGCAAAGAGGAAAAGACAACAGAACAGGTGATTGACTACATCCGATGCATGACATTAACCCAAAATGTAGACCCGAATGTGTATTTATGCCTTCCGGAAAAGTGTTTAAGAGAGGTTAATGCTTATATTGCCGCTCCTATGACCGCTACGGTCATTCGAGAGTACGGACCAACTAGGATCAATAGAGAAGTTGTTACATCGGAACTAATCTATTATTGGATGGTTGCTTTGAACATTCCTTTTGAGTGTCAAAAGTGGCATCTAAATCGCCTGCTTACTTTGATAAGGATTTGCAACATTAAGAATAGACCCAATGATAAGAGCAATAGACTTTCTAATAGAGAAGTTCTCGAGAGTTACGCAGCTATCAATGCTGCTAGAAAGAAGGCTCTTAATTCTAAAGGGTAAGTTTTAAGAAAGGAGAAGTTATGAAGATTTCAAATTTCTGGTATAAGTTCTTTAAGTATGCTCCGGGCGTACTTGCTTTACTTATCACTTTTGTCGAAACTGTATTCCCGGTTTGGGGTTGCCCTGATAGCGTAATTAAGGTAATTACCGTTACCTTAGCTGGTATTGCGGCCCTTATTACCGGACTTACAAAATTGTCTTCCGACAAGTATTGGAAAGACAAAACTATTGTTAATAGTATAGAGGAAGGAGAATAAGCTATGGCATTTACTAATAGCCCTTTAGCCGACCAAAATCCGGCTTATAGGTCTCCTTTCTATACTCCCGGCAGAACACTTAATGGCGTTACTTACAAAGCCATTGATTGCATTACCCTTCATATGACAGAAGGGCACATCAACATTCCGAATCTTGCGTCATGGTTCCAGAAGCCTTCGGTTAGAGCAAGTTCGAACTACGGCATTGACGACTACGGCAACAGAGGAATGTTTGTTGAGGAGAAAAACACAGCTTGGACTTCTTCAAGTAGCGCAAACGATGTAAGAGCAATTACCGTCGAGATTTCGTCTGATAAGACGGCTCCTTATAGGATTACCGATGCTGCCATTGAGAGCGCCATTGAGCTCTGCATTGACATCTGTCAGCGTAATGGCATCAAGAAGATGTACTGGATTCCTGATAAGGAGTGGGCTCTCAACAAACAGAAGACTCACGCTCCCGGAGAAGGAGTGTTTACAGCACATCGTTGGTTCTACAACAAGCAGTGCCCCGGCGAGTACCTTTACACCAAGATGGCTTACATCTGTGGTCGCGTTAATGCCGCGCTCGGCGCCATTACCATTGGTGAAGAGGTTACCATGAAGGTGACAGACATCAAGGAAGACGGCGTATACGGTGTAATCAGGGGTGGAGCACAGCCTGTTCCGCCTACTCCTCCGACTCCGCCCGAACCGGCTAAGATTGTCGTAGGAAGCAAGGTTACAATCAATCCCGGAGCAAAGTCCGGCGGCATGAACAAGACGTATTATGGCAAGCCGATTTCTTCTCAGTATGCCAACGGCAAGTATGTTGCGACTGTTGTGGAGATCGCGATGCACAACTTTACAGGAAAACAGAATGTAGAAGAAGCAAAACTTGATTACCCGGTTTGGTCTTGGGTGGCAACTTCTTCGCTTATATTGGTTTAGCTCCCAACAATTCAAAATGGAGTTAATTACATGATTAAGGTGAAGCAGAAAGGTAACTTTGATAAGCTTACCAGATACTTTAAGCAAGTTGAGTCAGGTATTAACCCAAGAGATCTTGACAGATTCGGCGACATGGGCGTAGACGCTTTATCGGCAGCTACGCCTGTGGATACCGGAAACACCTCGAAGAGCTGGTATTACGAAATTACTCAGCGTCGGGGTAGAATTACCATATCATTCAAGAATTCCAATGTTGTTAACGGGGTTCCTATTGCCATCATATTACAGTATGGTCATGGAACTCGTGGTGGCGGATACGTTCAGGGAAGAGATTACATCAATCCTGCTATTCAGCCAGTTTTTGACAAAATTGTAGATTCTGCGTGGAAGGAGGTTACTAATCCATGAGCAAAGTGATTGACGAAAAAGTCGTTCAAATGGAGTTTGACAATCAACAGTTTGAGAGCGGCGTCAAAACTAGCTTGAATTCAATCGAAAAGCTTAAGAAGGGCTTGGCGTTTGAAGATGCTACTGATGGATTCAACAACCTCAACAAAGAGTTCTCTAAGGGGTTTAACATGGACCCCCTTATGGGGGCTTTTGACGCGGTAACTGGAAAGATTGACTACTGGAAGGTTGTCGCAATATCGGCAGTTCAGCATGTAACCCATCAGCTTATCAACATGGCCGAGCAGATGGCCAAGTCGTTGACTATTGCCCCTATCAAGGAAGGCTTTAGCGAATACGAGCTTAAGATGGGTTCTGTACAGACCATTATGGCGGGTACCGGCGAAGACCTTGACGTCGTAATGAAAAAGTTGAATGAGTTAAATGCTTACGCGGATAGAACCATTTACTCGTTCTCTGACATGACTTCTAACATCGGTAAATTCACAAACGCCGGCGTTAAGTTGGACACCGCTGTGGCGGCAATTCAGGGTGTAGCTAACGTAGCGGCTCTGTCTGGTGCCAATTCGGCAGAAGCATCCAGAGCAATGTACAACTTCGCTCAGGCTTTGTCGTCTGGTTATGTAAAACTTATCGACTGGAAGTCAATTGAAAACGCTAACATGGCAACTGTTGAGTTCAAACAGCAATTGCTTGAAACAGCAGTAGCTTTAGGCACAGTTAAGAAAAAGGGTGACATGTATGTCTCCACAACGAAGGATGCCAACGGTAAAGTTTCGGCGGCGTTCAATGCTACGAAGATGTTTAACGACTCTTTGTCTGCACAGTGGATGACGACAGACGTGTTAACCAAAACTTTGGCCAAGTACTCCGACGAAACAACCGAGATAGGTAAAAAGGCATACGCAGCAGCACAGGACGTAAAGACTTTCTCACAGTTGATGGACACCCTAAAGGAAGCCGTTGGTTCCGGATGGGCTGAGACTTGGGAAACTGTATTTGGTAACTTCGATGAAGCGAAAGCTCTTTGGACCGAAGTTAGTAATGCCGTCGGCGGTGTTATTGACAGGCAAGCCAAAGCAAGAAACGAACTACTCAAGGGTTGGAAAGAACTTGGCGGAAGAGACGATCTAATTCAGAGTTTCAGGAACATTACCATTGCCATCAGCGAGCTTATTACTCCTGTTAAAGAGGCGTTTAGAGACATATTTCCGCCTATGACTGCTAAGAGATTGGCAGATCTTACAAAGAAACTCAAAGAGTTTACTGAAGCACTTAAAACCGGAAAACTTTTCGGGGAAGACATGAACAAGATCGCAGAGAAGATTCGAAGAACATTCAGAGGATTGTTTGCGATCGTCGATATTTTAAAGCAGGCTTTTGTAGCGGTGTTTGACACGATCAAGCCGTTATTTAGTCTGTTTGGTGACGGCTCCAATAAGCTGTTGGATTTTACAGCCAAGATTGGCGATAACATTTACGAATTCGATAAATGGCTTAAGGAGAATGAGATTTTCCGAAAGGCTCTCGACAAAGTCGTTGATGGTATCAAAGTCGTTATTTTGGTTATTGAAGGACTAATCGTGAAGTTGAATCCGGTATGGGAGTATATTAAAGAAGTTGTTAAGTATATTCAGACCATACCCGACAAGGTCAAAGCCGTTTACGACAAACTTAAAGACACTAAACTCGGTCAGCTTTTCGATGGATTTAAAGATAAGATTGTCGGATTTTTTACTTCTTTGAAAGGCGCAATGGATGGCATCAAGGGCGTAGACACCAGCGGCATAACGTCGTTCGCGGACAAGGTTCGTGCAAAACTTGAGCCTTTGGGTGTTGTTCTTGAGAAGATTAAGGACATATTTAGCGGCTTCTGGGAAGTTCTGAAAGTCATCGGTAAGTTCATCGGCAAAGTTGCAATGTGGATTATCGATGCTCTTGGAGACATCGGAAAGAAGATTGGCGAGTCTGTTAAGAATGCTGACTTCGATACCATATTAGACCTCTTACAGGGCGGTACTTTGGTGGCAGTCGGTCTTAGCATCAAGAAGTTCTTCGACAATCTTAAAGGTGTTGGCGATGGAGCTAGCGGTATTCTCGACAATATTAAGGGTATTCTTGATGGAGCCAGAGGATGCTTTGAGGCTTGGCAGCAGAACATTCAGGCTAAGACATTGCTGACGATTGCAGGCGCTGTTGCTATATTAACAGCATCCCTTATTGCGTTGAGTCTTGTAGATGGCGAAAAACTTGGAACAGGTCTTGCTGCTATGACGGCGGCATTTGGCGAACTAATTGCTTCAATGAAGCTGCTTCAGTCTTCGGCAGGAAGTTCAAAAGGCCTTACCAAGGTAACGACATCTATGATCTTGATGTCGACGGCGGTTCTTATTCTGTCTGCTGCAATGGCTAAAGTTGCAGAACTTGATGGCGATAAGATTTCAACAGGCATTGCTGGTATCACAGCACTTATTGGTGAGCTCACCGCATCGGCAGTCATTATGTCGAAGTTCTCGAAACAGATGACTAAAGGCACAACCGGTCTGATCGCTATGGCTATAGCAATTAGATTGTTAGTAAAGCCGCTTAAAGAGCTTGGCGAGTTAGATAAGAACACCTTACTAAAAGGCACTGCAACGTTGGGCGCGGTAATGGCTGAGATGGCTGTATTTACCAGACTTGCTGGGAAGCTTAAAGTTTCCACCGGCGTTGGTCTTATCGCTGTAGCGACGGCAGTCCTTCTGTTGGGTAAGTCAGTACAGAAATTCGGAGACATGGATACGGTGGTTGTATTCCAAGGTCTTGAAGCAATGGGTATATTACTCGTTGAGCTTGCGGCTTTCACAAAGTTAACCGGTGGTGCAAAGAAGATGGTTTCCATATCCACTGGTATGGTCATTCTTGGCGCTGCAATGCTCATATTTGTAAAAGCAGTTAAGGGCTTCGGAGAGCTTAATGTCGACACAATAGTAAAGGGACTCGCAGCCATGGCCGGGGTTCTCACCGAGATTACTATTGCAATGAAACTTATGCCGAAATCCACCATATTAATTGCCACAGGACTCGTGGAAGTAGGAGCAGCATTGCTTATAATAGGTAGCGCGCTTAAGAACATGGGTTCTATGAGCTGGGAAGAGATTGGTAAAGGTCTTCTCGTTATGGCAGCAGCTCTTACTGAATTGACAATTGCTCTTAATCTCATGAAGGGAACTCTCGGTGCCGCATCGGCTTTGTTGGTGGCATCAGTAGCCATCACCGCGTTGACATTGGCACTCAAGATTCTCGGCGGAATGAAGTGGGAGAGCATAATCAAATCGTTAACCATGCTCGCTGGCGTCTTTACAATTTTAGGCGTGGCGGGTCTTGTTCTTGGCGGTATGACACCTGCTATATTAGGTTTGTCAGCCGCTGTTTTAATTCTTGGCGCTGGTTTACTTGCTATTGGTATCGGCGTTGCCGCATTCTCAGCAGGTATATTAGCATTGGTTGCATCTGGATCGGCTTGTACTCTCATGATTGAGACGTTAATCGGAGCAGTTATTGCGGCAATTCCTAAGATGGCGGCATCTATAGGTAGAGGTCTTGTTGAGATTATTAAGGTCCTTAGCTCTGCGGTTAAGGAAATTGGCGTTCTTATAAGGAATCTTCTTGTTGAAGTAGCACAAATCTTAGTGGACGCTGCTCCTGACCTTATCGGTGCTATATTCTTCATCATAGGCGAGTTGTTGACTCAGCTTGATGAATGTCTACCCGACTTCATCGAGAAAGGATACAGCATCCTTATGTCTATATTAAAGGGCATACGCGATCATGTTGGCGAGATTACCGACGTTGTTGTCGATATTATCGTTGAGATGGCCGATGCTCTTGGACGGAATGCCGGCAAGTTAATTGACTCTGGTATCGACCTCGTATTCGACTTGATCGAAGGATTGGGTCAGGGTATCGAAGATAATGCAGAAAGACTTAGAGATGCGATGTTCTCATTCTGTGAACACCTTTTCAACGCTTTCTGTAAATTCTGGGGTATCCATTCGCCTTCAACCGTAATGGCTGATCAGGGTGGAAACATTGTTCTCGGATTTATTGAGGGACTTTGGGATAATCTGAAAGATGCAATTAAGGCTGTTGTTGACTTCTTTGTTGACATATTTAAGGCTGTCGTTAACGCAGTAAAGAAAGCTTTCGAGGCCGGTAAAGATTTCGTTCTATGGGTTTGCAAGGGCATTTCTGATAAGATAAGTGACGCTAAGAAGAAAGCCAAGGAAGTTGTAGACAAGATTAAGGAAGCAATAACCGAAAAATTCTACGAGATTAAGAAAAAGGGCGGCGAAGTCGTCGACAAAATCGGCGAAGGAATCGTCGGAGCGTGGAACGGTCTCAAGGCTGGTGTTAAATCAACAGCCCGTAAAGCCATTGATGGAATCAAAGACCTGTGGGAAGACATTAAACAGGCAGGTCGCGATTTCATTCAGGGATTCATCGATGGTATTAAGGGCATGGGCGAAAAGGTTTGGGAAGGAGCTAAATGGCTTGGCGGTAAAGCTATAAACGGCATCAAGAAAGCATTGAAGATGAATTCACCTTCTAAAGAAGCAATGTATATTGGCGAATACTTCGATCTGGGCCTCATTAAAGGCTTCGAGGAGTATGCCGATAAAGTGTATGATTCTTCTTCAGATGTTGGTAAGGAAGCCATCGATGGAATGTCCAATGCCATATCTAAGGTTTCGAAAGTCCTTGAGAATGACATGGATTCAGCACCGACAATTCGTCCGGTCGTAGATTTGACGGATGTCAACAGAAGCGTTGAAGAGATGGACGGTATGTTCGCTTCTCAGCGAGCAATCAATCTGTCTGCCAATGCTGGTTATGACATCGACCGCAGAAACGAGAGCTATGCAGAACGGTATAACGACTTCTCAAAGCTCGAGAATCTGCTCAAAGAAGCAATGAACAAACCGAATAATACGATAACTAACACCTTCCATATCGAAGGTGATGGCGACCCTCGGACCATAGCAGAAGAGGTATCTCGTATTCTTCAAAGACAAGTTGAAAGGAGAGAAGCATCATGGGCGTGATAACATTCAATGGTCATACTTCTGCAGAAGTCGGGTTGGAAGTAGAGACTTTTCCGGACTTTGACATGGCGCAGAAAGAATACGATGTTATTCACGTACCTGGCAGGAACGGCGATATTATTATAGATAAGAAGACGTTCAAGAACGTAGCAAGGAAGTACAAAGTTAATGTAGCTGCGGGGTCATCCGGTCTAGACAAGACCATTAGCGCGGTGGTCTCGTGGTTATATTCTGCTTCCGGCTATGCTCGACTCGAAGACACATATGAGCCTGACTATTACAGAATGGCAATGTGTGACAACTTGGGGACGTTTCAGAATCTATTCCATAAAGCCGGGACTGCCACGCTCTCTTTTGACTGCAAACCACAGCGATATTTGAAATCCGGAGAAGCAGCTGTCTCATTCACAGCATCCGGAACGATTGTTAATCCCACAGCATTCGAGTCGTCGCCTTTGATTAAGGTATATTTGACGAACAGACAGAGTGCCAGTGGCGAAATAGTAATCGGCAATCATACATTCACAATTCAGGCAAGCGAAGACACATCAAGCGATGAGTATGTCATCGACGTCGATTGTGAATTACAAGAAGCTATGCACGGACTCCACAACGAGAATTCAAGAGTTATATTTGGTAATGGTAAAGCACCTCGTATTGCTCCTGGAGAGAACGCTGTGGAGTTCTCAACAAGTACTATCTCAAAGATAGAGATTATTCCGAGGTGGTGGACTATATGATTACGTTATTTGATTCGACGGCGACCAATTTTACCACAAACGGTATTGGTCCATTGCCTGACGCTATTTCTTGCACTGTTGTGGAAGAGCGTAATGGCATGTTCGAGTTGGAGATGGTATATCCTATCTCCGGCAAACGTTACGCCGACATCGATTTCCGTACAATCATTTTAGCCAAACCCAATCCTTTTGCAGATCCACAGCCATTTCGTGTATATTCCATCTCAAAGCCGATAGACGGGCGTGTCACGATTAATGCTGAACACATTAGTTATGACATGTCCGGTATGTCGGTGTCTCCATTTTCTGCAGGCAGCGTTCTAACTGCTTTCCAGAACATGAAGAACGCTTCTGTTGGCCCTTGTCCGTTCATATTTTGGACTGACAAGGAGTCTACCGGAAGTATGGAGCTCATTGTACCGTGTACGATGCGTTCTATTCTTGGTGGCATAGAAGGCTCTATTCTTGACGCTTATGGTGGTGAGTATGAGTTTGACAAGTACACAGTCAAGCTCCATAACCATCGTGGTGCCGATAGAGGAGTTAAAATTCGTTATGGCAAAAACTTAACTGATTTGCAGCAGGATGAAAATTGTTCTAATGTCTACACTGCGGTACATCCATATTTTTACTCGGAAGACTACGGTTTAGTCGAGTTACCCGAAAAGATTGTCGGTGTCAACTACGAGGATTTGGACTCTATTCAGGATAGTGAAGACGGAGACCTTTTAGACAGTTCTGACGAGAAGATCTATTCGACTTTCGCAAATGAAGCTGCTTATAGGCGTATTCTTACGCTTGACATGTCTGACCAGTTCGATACCTCAGACGGTCCGCCGTCATATGACGAACTTAGAAACGCCACAATAGACTATATTTTGGCTAATAACGTTGGCGTGCCTGAAGTCTCTTTGACTGTATCATTTGCACAACTTGCTTTGTCAAGCGAGTATGGTGATTTGGCTATATTTGAGGAAGTTCACTTGTGTGATACTCTCAAGATTGAATTCCCTGAATTAGGCGTTGACGCTACAGCCAAATGTATTAAAACTACCTTCGATGCGATTGCAGAACAGTATATTTCACTTGAACTCGGTTCTCCGAGAAACGATTTAGTATCGGCTATTACTGTTCAGTCCAAGCAGATCGAAGAGAAGGTAACAATGACTGCTTTGGAGCAGGCTATCATTGCTGCTACGAATCTTATTACGGGTCAGTCTGGTGGTTATGTGGTACTTAATCCGCCTAATAATCCGAGAGAGATTCTCATCATGGACGAACCCGATATTGGTTCTGCCACGAAGGTTTGGCGTTGGAATAGCGGTGGTCTGGGCTATTCAGATAATGGATACGAAGGACCTTATCGATTGGCTATGACGATGGATGGTGCAATCAATGCTGATTTCATCACAGCTGGTATAATTGATGGAGCGTTAATCAAAGCCGGAAGTGTCGAAACACAGGCCATATCTCAGACATATCGTAACGAGGTTACAAATGAAATCTCAGAGGCTTCTTTAGCCACAGAGCAGGCATTTGTAGCAGCCGATGCATATTTGATGAGTGTCATTCAACAGATGAACAGTCTCGTCGAAAACGACATTGGCATTATTACAAACAATATTTCCTCGCTTCAGCAGACTGTTGCAGCTTTGAGTTTGGCGTTTACGACCGAATCGGCAGGCGGAATCAACAAGATTCTTAACTCGAGTGGTCTGAACGGCGTGTCCGACGATTGGACATATACCGGCTCTGTTACGGCGTCTCAGAATGCCGTTGCAGAAAGCGAAACCACTTCAGGTTCAATGTTTATTCTGTCGAGTAACGCTACGCTTACTCAGGAGATAAACGTTAAGAGAAACAAAGTTTATACGTTTTCATTTGAAGCGTTAAACATCGTCAACGGAAAGAGAGCTTATGTAAGAATCCTTGATGGTTCTGGTAATGTGCTTCATTCTATATTTGATAAGACAGATTCAGATAGCGTATTTGTAGAATACACGAAGACGTTTACTACACCGGGAGATAGCATATTTATCAATGCTTTTGCCGCGGATACTCTATATTTGGCGGATCTCATGCTTGTTGAGGGACCCACTAAAAGTGGATGGACCCCCGCTCCGAATGAGATTTACACAGCAAATGTAAAGATTGACCGTCGTGGTATTAATATTACAAACAGTAATAGCTCTACTCAGACAATCATTGATAACACTCAGTTTGCCGTTAAGCATAGAGGCGATACGGTTCTGACTGTTAACAAAGATTTAACGACACTTCAAAAGACAAACGTTCTTGACGAACTTACTATTGGAAGAGGAAAATTTATACCTGTTACAAACGGGCTTAACTTCGTATTACTCGACTAAGGAGATGACATATGGCTAGCATCACTATAGATACCGCAAAATCAAACGGTAAATATTTAAGGCTTACAGTTACCGAGTCATCTTATAGCACTCGAAATAATACGTCAGTTGTTACATGGACATTACAGTCGCTTTCCGATTATTCCGAACAGGAAGTAAACCATAGCGTATCGGCAGTTACAGTAACGATTAACGGAACACAGGTATATTACAAAGGTTATACAGCAGCTAGTTCTAACGCGTTTCCGGCTAAAAACGGTTCAGTTAGTGGAACTTTAACCGTTAGCCATAACTCCAATGGCGCAAAGACTATAACTTGTAAGTTGGAAGGCGAAGTAGATAGCTGGGTTCCAACTAGTAGAACAAAAGACTTAAAGCTAACTACCTTAGACAGGTCTGCTCCTACCGTGTCGTTCTCAATAGGAAGTTACACCGACAATAAAGTAACTTTCACGGCCAACGTTTCGGCTTCTTGTGACTTGTGGCAGTATTCGTTGAATGACGGTACTTGGACTACTTTCTATTCGACGAACACTTCTACAGCTCAGACATACACAATAACCGGATTAAGTGCCAATACCGAGTATACGCTTAAAGTTAGAGCTCGCAAGTATTCTAACTATGTGTATGGTACGACGAGTAATGTTTCGTTTAAGACTTATGGTGGTTCGCTTATAAACTCTGTAAATACAGTAACGGCAGATGCTTCGACCGTGTCGATTGTGTTTAATGCTACTGTTTACAATAGCGATGTTACGCACGCTCTGGAACTTAAGAATGGGTCTACTACAATTCTTACATTTTCAGGCATTAGCGTAGTAAGCGGCAACAATACCATAACTCTGTCCTCTTCGCAGAGAACGACATTGCTCAATGCCATGTCGACTATTAAGTCGTTCACTGGCACGTTTGTTCTCAGAACTTATGTCGGTTCGACAGAGATTGGAAGCGGTACAAGCCGGACTGCGACTGTCCAGACGACAGCTACCAACTCATCTCCGACCTTCTCAGGGTTTACGTACCAAGATGGCAATTCAACGACCGTAGCCGTTACCGGCAACAATCAGATTTTAATTCAAAATAAGTCAAGTCTGATGATTACTGCTTCAGCAGCTACGGCAAAGAATGGAGCTTCTATATCCAGTTACTCTGTTTCGGCTGGTAGCGTGTCAAAGTCGAGTACTTCGACATCGATTAATGTCGGTTTGATTCCTAACTCAGGAACAGTTCCCGTTACGGTAACGGCGATAGACTCAAGAGGATATTCCAAGTCGGTAACGGTAAATGTTACGGTGTTGGCTTATAATGCAGTCGCCTTTACTCAATACACCGGAAGACGAGAGAACGAGATTGAAAACACTATTCAGGTGGCTATACAGGGTGCTCTTACAGTGCTTACGGTTAGTGGCGTCAACAAGAACACTCTCGTAACTCTTCGTTATAGATATAAGGAAACCAGTTCAAGTAATTGGAGCACTTGGTATAACGTTACAAGTGCAGCTTCTGTTACAAGCTCCGGATTTACCTATAACAACAACTATCTTGTTTCTCTTGATTCTGAGAAGTCTTGGCATATTGAGTTCAACGCATCCGACAAGCTTACAGGCGACACTATTACTCTGACGATTCCTCAGGGTGTTCCGCTCGTCGGTTTTCGTCCGAAGACGGTTATTTGCTATGGCGATTTAGTTAAACATGATTCGGACAAGAATATAGATATTAGTATCGTGTCAGCATTTGAATCATTAGTGCCATACGCAACGGAGATTCCAGCAAATGCAAAACTTAACTCAACCGAATACGTGAATATTGGTAGGTATTTTTGCGCGTCTTATTCAACCGTTATAACATTAACCGATTGCCCGACAGGCGGCGAAGGATTTGTTATGAACGTAAGGAATATAACAAGTGATTATACAGACACTGTAAGTCGAACTTGGATGTATCTTGTGCGTGAAATTGTAACTCTTGGCGGGAATAGATACATACAATACTGTCAGTCTGGCAGTTCTGTATCTTGGACTTTTTCGAATTGGAAAAGAATTGTCACAAACGGAGAAGTGCTTGGAAGCGGTAGAAACTTAAACGATTACGATTACTCGCGAGCTGGAATTTACGAGCTCCAAAGTGGAATGAGTAACGCCCCGCTTAATTGGGGTTGCCTTATTGTTGGTGGTTATGCTGGTTCTCATCAATTAGCATTCAATTATTCAAGCGGAATATTCATCCGCTCCAAAACTGGTTCTCCACTTGCTTGGACGAGGTGGAGACAAGTTGTAACAGATATTGTTGAGAAAGCCACATACTCAAACACATCGGTTAAGCAAGGCGAATGTGTTTGTCGCAGACAGGGAAATGTAATTTGTATTTCTGCTGAAAACGATGCCGTGTCTGTTCCTGCAAACACTTTTACTGATTGGGTTACGATTGGAGAGAGATTTAGACCGAACGAAATCAAGCGAGTACCTCTTGGCAATAATTCGGGTACTACGAGATGGGCAGTTATAAATACAAACGGAAAGGTTCAGTTGTTTTCAAGCACAGCAATAACAAGTGCTACGAACTTTGCGTTTGAAGCTACATATATTGTGGATTAGAAAGGAGAAACGAATGTTTTATTTAGTAGTTGTTCAAAAATCAACAAATGGCAATTCTCAGGCAGTATGGCCGAAAGAAACCCTTGACGAGGCGCTGTCTTCGTTCCATAGCGAACTCGCATATCGTGCCGAGGAAAGACTCTTCACGTCTTGTGCGATTCTCAACGAGAGCGGCAACTTGGTAAGACCGTCTGAATGTTGGGCTCGGCCTGCTGGAACCCCGGAAGAATAGTATATTTATAGGAGGCCTATATGGGCAGAATTACATCTTATCCCGAGACCACTGAGCTCGGTGCTAGCGACATATTTTTAGTGGATGGTTCGAACGGAACTAGGAAGGTGTCTGCTCCCAATGCGGCCTCCGAGTTCGCAAAACTTGATACTGAGTCATATTTGCTCACGGCAAGACTAAACGGTGCTGGTTTTGATGCTGTGAAGCCACCGAGCAACGCCAACTTAAACACAGTAGACTATATTCATCAGGGTAGATACTACTGTGATGACGACGAAGTTGTAGCAACTTACCAAAACTGTCCTACGACTGAACCATTTATGATGGAGGTCATTAGTCCAATTTCTCCGAATGTAGACGATGAAACAACAGGCGTTTGGGTCTATAGACTTCGCAAGCTTTTGGCAATAAGTGGACGCATATTTATTCAATACGTTTACTCTCAGGATACCGCAGGCATTTTTACATATGGTTACTGGGACGAAGTCGTTACATCTGCGAGCGATAATTTGATGCGACCTGAGATGATTATCATGGATCATATAACCACAATCGGTGGCGACTTTGAAAGTATCGGGAACTGGATTCGTGCCAACTTTGTTCCTAATCGAGTAATCAATGTCAAAGTCACCCCGACAAGTTCAGGTTATTTTGGAACTGCCAGCTTCGAAATTCGAGCGCTGTTAGTAACGACTGGACATTATGGATGGGCCACTTTACAAAGTGACAATTCGAACATCGTTGTGTTCGGACGGTTATCTAATGACGTGTGGTCTTGGTTTACACCACAGTTGGTTGACGTATCAAGCGGCAGTAAAAACAATCTGGTGTATTCCAACAGCTATAACCAAAGCGCTAATGCTTGGATTGACACTATACAGCACACAATACCGGTATCTGGGTTATATTCCATCCATACGACGTTCTCAGCCGCTTCTCCAAATCATCCGCTTGGAATCGCTTTATGCAGTATAGACGCGAATGACAAGTTAACTATTTACGGCGTAAACGAAAGAACCAACAATACAGAGGGCTCTCTTGGTTTGTCCAAACAGTTGTTGACTTTGTCGCTCTCCGAAACGCTATATTTGGAAGCGGGAACCACTATCCAAATTCGTACGAAGGCCGCAACGGCTGCCGCCGGAACTGTTAGTATTAGAATTAATCATATTGGATAGGGGGGGGGGCGATACCGATGGAAGAATGGTTTCAGATGTTAGTAATGATCGTGACTTCAGCGCTCGCCTCTTCTGGTCTCTGGACGTATATTACACGAAGAGCTGACCGTAAGGACGTTAAGACTGAAATGCTTATAGGATTGGCGCACGACCGCATTCTATATTTAGGCATGGTCTATATCGAGCGTGGCTATATTACTCAGGACGAGTATGAAAACCTACATGATTATTTGTACGCACCTTATGAAAAGCTGGGCGGTAATGGCTCAGCAAAGCGGGTTATGGAAGAAGTGAATCGCCTTCCTATAAGAAAGTACAAAGATTCAATAGAAGTCAAGGAGAAGTAGTTTATTCCTTGATTATTCCTACATGTGTGTACAGAAAACCCTTATTCTAAGTGTATTTTAGGTTTCTGTTATGGAAAACAACTCTCATCGGCGAGTGGCCGTCAAAGCTTATAGAATAAGGATTTTTGAACGCGGTTAGAAGTAGTTAATAGCGAGTAAATGTATGTAACTCGTACATTATTCCTATACTACTTCTACACCGCGACTCCTACACATTACTTTATTTTTTGCATTTCTGCTTGAAACCAAGACAAGTCTCTCTGTGTGTAGACCTGTTCGGTAATGTCTGTGATGTGATGACCTACAAAATACTTGATTGTGTACTCATCCACGCCATATTTCTTAGCAAGGGTGACAAAGTGTTTACGACCGTCATGTGGTCTGTGCTTTGGATCCAACTCAAGTGCGGTCACTATATTTCCAAACAACTTGGCATACTGAGAATACTTAAGCGGTTTGTCTGTCTTAGAGAACAAATACCGGCTACCGGTTTTAACCGATGAGTTATATTCTCTCAGGACCAAGTCTCGTATCTTTGGATGAATCGGTACAACTCTATCTCTACCGGCATCAGTCTTCATACCACCTTTGAAAGTCCAATTCTCAAGGTCTATATTCTCTATTTCAAGAAAACTTAACTCCTGCGGTCTCCAACCGGAATAGCATTGAATTAACACCGCATCCACAAAGTCCACAGAGTCAGCATGACTCCAAAGTTTCTCCATTTCTTCATCTGAGAAGACCATATGTGAATTCTTAACTGTCATGGCGTCTTTAACTATGTCTTTTGAGATGTTGAACTGGCGAGACACATTACGGTCCACTAATTCGTATTCTACCGCGTAATCTAACATAGCATTAAATGTAGACTTAATACGGGTTTGTACGAATGGCTTACCATTCATATTTGCGATTAGGTCTTTAATGTGGTGGCCTCTCAAATCTTTAACTCTCATCTTATGCACGCTCGAACACATATTCCAAGTCTGTGTGATGAATAGGGCAGTCTGTCTGGTAACGTTCTCAAAGTGCTTTTCAGACCATTTTTCATACAGCTCTTGCAAAGTGATACCAGGAGCTAAGTCATGCGGGTTACGATTATATTCTACGAGGGCTGCGTACGCATCATTGTAGGTAGCGAAGTAAGACTCCGGTTTGAGCGGCTTACAAATAGGTCTACCGACACTATTTTTCCCGACTGTTACCATGGCTCGGTACGGCTTTCTTAAGTTATGACCTTTAATTTCGCTGATCTGACCAAAGCCGTTTGGCAGACGTCTACGTTTGATTGAGGTCCGTTTGTGAGGTATATTCTTCTTCATCGGGTAACCGCAATGAGGACAAGTAGATGCTCTGTCACTTACTTGCAGTCCACATTCAGGACAAAGTGTTAGCATAGGCATATTCTCCTTTCTGTACACATCATAACAAAATGTAGGAACGGTTGTCAACTCCTACATACTATTTTCGTTTTTTGCCGAGGAAGTCCCACTTTACTATAAATCCCGGTAAAATTGCAGTCTTATATTTCGGCTGTAAGTATCCTAGAATAGCGGTTGAAAGGAGGTACTAGCAATGGAATTTAGTTCAGGATCAGTACCAATCGCAGTAGCAGCACGAGTCTATGGTAAGGACGCTTCATGGGTTAGAGCAGGAATCATATCCGGGTGGTTACCAATAGGTCGTGCCACACGCAACGGCAAGCTTGTAACAAGTATTAAGGAGGTTAGCAGTCTATATGGAAGGATTAACTTCTACATCTCGCCAAAGCTGCTATACGAGGACACAGGTTATATTTGGAAAGGAGAAAAGAGATGACCACAACCATCCGACCGGAATTGTCAGAACGCAATAAGTATTGGATTGAGAAGCATCGGTATTACGAACTTAAGCACTTCTGTTTGCAGTATCCTATGTGGAAAAAGGCGTTGAGTTATATTTTGGCAATACATTCAAGGTCTATTAATCTACCGACTCAAAAATCTCAGACAAGTTTAACCGAGCAGCATGCCATCGAGAGGCTATATTTTACTAATAGGATTGAGATGGTAGAAAGGGTGGCAGCAGCTACTGACAAGATGCTAGGGAGCTATATTTTACAGGCTGTTACAGAAGGTTGTTCGTATGACGTTCTTAAGCTAAGATACGATATTCCATGTTGCAAAGATAGTTACTACGAATTGTACAGACGGTTTTTCTGGCTACTTGACAAGGAGAGACAATAGTGCGCGAATTTTACACCTCATATTATGGAAAGGAGGTATAAAGTTATGAAAAAGAGTTTACCAGAACACATAGCTATCATGAGATTTAAATGGCATGCAAACATGATCGATGTGGTGAACGCGGCTAATCAGCTGCATTTACTAAGCGATGATAAAGCAGAAAGATTTAATAGAAATCATGTAATGATTATGGTTACTGATATTATTCCCCGAATTGACAAAAGATACCTTCGGGAAATGTCTGACAAAATCAGAAAGGAGAGAGGAGAGCTCTAACAAGGGCTCTTTCTTTTTGTTTTCCAGTACGCAGGTGACTGAAACAAATGTTAAATTCGTATTTGAAAAAATTCCCGGGTTGGAAATTTGATAAAACAGTTTAGAAAGGAGGAAGACCCATGGCATATTTCTTTATCGGCGATATTATTGGTCTAATTATTGGAGCAATCATCGGCTTCATATTTGGAGCCACAAGAAAGCAGCCAACAAGTGGGACCTTAAGGATTGACAATTCTGATCCGTCCGAGAGTCCGTATTTGTTTGTTGAGCTTAAAGGCGATCCATTGGCTCTAAAAGAGCTACCATATGTGACATTTGAAGTCAACGCAGAAAACTACGTTCCGCGAGATTAACAATGACTATTATGGGAAAGACCCAAAAATTTTACATTTGAAAGGAGATTTGAAATGAACGAAAATCAGGAAAAGTTGGATCAGGAGATTGCGAGACAACTCGAAATCTTGGAGAACCTTTCACCAAGTGATGGTGAGAAGTATGAATTGGCAGTAGATAGTCTGGCCAAATTGTACAAATTGAGGATTGAAGAAGAGAAGAACGAACGAGAAGAGGCAATGGAGCAGGATAAAGTCGCTCTTGAGACAGAAAAATGTAAGAACGACATTATTGAGAAAGTTGCAGAAGCTAGGGATCGCAAGTTCGATAGATGGCTTCACTTCGGTTTGGATGCGGCAGGTATCGTTGTACCGATTATATTCTACAACATTTGGATGAATAAGGGCTTCAGATTTGAGAAGGACGGAACCTTCACGAGCACAACATTCAAGAATTTGTTCCATTTATTTAAACCTACGAAGAAACAATGATTGAGTAAACCCGGAACGAGGACACATTTAACAAGGTGTCTTCGTTTTTGCATTTTTTGTAAATCCTCTTTACTATTTGACAAAAATGTGTTATTACAGAAGTAGGAACACAACCTAATAGAAAGGAGATTTACGATTATGTCTAAATTCTTTAATGAAAAGCTGATTAAAGCGTTGTTCACACGTAACTATATTTGCCCTCGATGTGGCGGTAAGATGGAATTTGAAGACGAATTCGGAGACACACTCATATGCACAGTATGCAACGAGGACGTGGCTTTAGAGAACTACGGCGCGGATCAGTACGAGAATCTATATCCTACATACGAGGAACAATTCGGAGACGAGGACGATGAAGAGGATGAGGATGAATGAGGTTCTATTACGAGAAGCCTGCAATTTATTCAACAATGTACGGAGAGAGTTATATTTGTAACCACCCTGTTTACAGCCGGTGCACGCTATTTAGGATAGGTTCAAAGGGGCTTGCGGTCATACAGCAGCGTTACGACCATATTTCAAAGCATACGTGGTGGGGAGAGATTGACCCATGGCTCACAGACCGGTTATATTTGCATCCGAGATTCTTGGAATACTTTAAAGAGCACGCTAACGAGGGTACGGACGGGTTATATTCTACAGTAACAATCAGACAAATCATGTGGGGGCTAAAGATGAAACCGCTACCTAAGGAATCTTGGGAGACAGTCTTTGATCATGGTCATATTTAAGCGTTAAGTGCGCGACTCCTACATCTCCTATTATGGAAAAACCACCATACGAAAGGAGATAAGGAGATGGATGAAATGAGAATTAGAACTGGGTTAATGAAGAGCCTAGTGGGCAAAATAGTAGCCAAAAAGATTAAGAAAGCTACAGGTTATAAGGTCAAGATTGACTTGCATGACCTGCAAGTAACTGTTATCGATGGCGTAGCTCACATAACACTTAACGTTGACGCAGAAATGAATAACGTCGAATTTAAGAAATTAATACATGGTTTGACCGAAGAGGAGGAGTCCTAACAAGGGCTCTTTCTTTTTTGTCTTCGCGCCGAAAACACATTCTATTGTGGAAGAAAGGAGGCGAAAAGCCATGAGTGAAATGTTATACAAAGTAAACTTTATTTTTAGTAAGGAGTTGTCGTACTTCATTAAGACGATGGTCAGCAATGAATACGTACGGGTCAGAAACTATGCTTGTAATGTACTTGATCCGCATTACGAGGAATGGAATGCACAATTTGATGTTGAGACACATGAGATCTATAAGGATGAAGATCGTTCGGAGGGTCAATGTGGTAAAGCATATTTGGATTTCATTACCAAAAAGATGCGAGAAGTATTGAAGCAGGTTAATAGCAAAAACCTGTCGAGTCTTGTTGAGCTTGATGTCGATGAAGAGGCAAACATTATCGGAAGATGTAAGTTTGATAGAGACATTACAGTAGCGGCATATTTAGTTCCTATCATCGAGGAGAGAGCCTAACAAGGGCTCTTT